ATGACAATTCAGCAAGTTGAGCGCTTTATTAAAAAGATAGCTCAAAAGTTTCCAGCACAACCTTCAAATGAAGAAAACGCCGTGCTGACCGACATCCATGTAAGAGTTTCCCAAGACAGCGGTGAACTCCTAGCCTTTGACGATGACGACACAGAGATTACTCGCTGCGTAGTTGAGCAATGGATAGACAACAAGGATGAGAACTTCTATGATGAGGTTGCAAAGATTTTGCGAGACACCTTGCGCAAGAATTCTGAGATCGTTGATAATCTCGGAATCCTGAAGCCATATAGCTTCGTGCTGGAAGATGACGACAAGGAAAACCTCGGCGAACTCTATCTTGCCGATGATGATACCATCATTCTGGGTGGTGACCTGATGGAAAACCTGGATCACGACCTCGATGAATTCCTTGACGACTTGTTAAAAGAATAAACTTAAACTCAAGAGCAAAGCCCATCCTCCCGGATGGGCTTTAGCATTTAATACAAAAACATTATGTTGCTATTTTATATGTAACTATATGTGTAGTAAATGTATAGTTTAATACCTGATTATCAATTCGTTACATTTACTTAAAACAACATATCATACACACATACTATACACACAATATACATCTATTTACATAATATTTGGTGCTAAATTGGTGCTAAATAATTTGGTGCTTTCGTTTTTTCTTCTTATCTTTGCACCATCAACAATAAACATTGAGCTTATGAAAAAGGAAATCGTGCAAATCAGGGAAAGAAAGATGCCCAGCGGTAAGACAAGCCTATATCTTGCCTACACCATCAACGGCAAGAGACAATACGAGTACCCGAAGCTTTATCTCTTGCCTGAAAATGGCAGGGGTAAGACTGCAGCCATAGCCGCCAACAAGGAGACCAGAAGAATCATTGAAGCTATGCAAGCCAAGAAGATTGTAGAACTGACCCAGAATCGAAGCGGCATCATCGTGAAGAAGGAGCCAAGCAAGATGCTCTTCTCGCAATACATCAAGACTTTTCGCAACTACAAAGCCAAGACCACCAGAGGCGAGGAGTACATCAAGACCATCAGCAATGTGGAGAGACATATCTGTGAGTATGCCGGAGAAAAAGTGACGATGGCAGCTATAGACAAGAAGTTTTGTGAAGGATTCATCTCCTATCTCAGAACCGCCAAGGGTAAATTCACAGAGCAGCCATTAAGCGGTATGACTCAGAAGGTGTACTTTGCTATGTTCAACACTATGCTAAAGAAAGCTGTACGTGACGAGATTATCCCAAGGAATCCAATCGACCTCATTGATACTGGAACCAAGATCAAGGCTCCCGAAAGTGAAAGGGTATATCTTGATATATCTGAGTTGAAGAAAATGGCTGCATCTGAGCCGAAGGACAAATCAACCAAGCAAGCCTTCATGTTCTCCTGCTTTACTGGTCTCCGAATCTCGGACATCCGCCAGCTTAAATGGGAGGATATTGAAGAGTACACCGATGAGGATGGCAACTCCAGATACAGAATGATCAAGAGAATGCAGAAGACTCAGCGCATCATCACCTATTCACTATCAAGAGAAGCGGTCAGTTGGTTGCCGGAGCGAACTGGAGAACTGGTATTCGACAAGCTGGTATGTGCCCCAAACCTGAATGCTCAAATCAAGAAGTGGGCTGAATCGTGTGGAATCACCAAGAACGTCTCCTTCCACGCAGCCCGACATACCTTCGCCACGATGATGCTTACGCTAGGAGCTGACATATACACAACCAGCAAGCTGCTTGGGCACTCTCGCATATCCACAACAGAGATATATGCCAAGATCATAGACAAAAAGAAGGATGAAGCCGTAGAACTCATTGATAAGTTCTTCGATAAGGACTAGACCCACTCCGTACCTTCTCCGTACCCGCTCCGCACCAAGTCTTAGTCTCCGCAAGGTTTGCAACGTTTGCTGCAAACTTTGCGGAGATTATAGTTAAACTATGTAATTTCCTTCTGATTATCAGGAGAAAACCGTAACTTTGCCTCATAAACATTAAAACTCAATGGCTTATGGATAAAGACAGAGAATTAGAATATTACAAAAACGGCTTTTACTTCTATCTTGTTTGGATAGGTGTAGAGTCATTCTTCTTAGGAATGTTACTAGCTGATAAACTTATAAACTAATCCTACAAGTATCGTGATTACTGCTGTAATTACAGCTTTAATCGCATAATCTATGTATGGGTGCTTAGTCTTAAATGAAGACTCCTTCTTTAGAGCCTTCACTTCATCCTCATGCTCTTTCTTCAACTCGCTGCCATTCCAAAGGATTGGTATCTGTCTCCTACCATCCTTAGTTGGGCTATATACCATCCTAGATTCTTGATTACCATAGGCATACCCTCGATTGAGGTATTCGCTCTTTACTAGCAATTCTGCAACACCCTCTTTCCAAGCATCATCAGGAGATACGTGATCATAAATGATGCTCCATATCTCCTGCTCATAGTCTGACTTGTCTCTTATGTTGTCCAGCAGCACATACAGCTTCTGTTCGTTAGTTATCTCTACCATTTTACTTTTCTAGTTGGGAAAATATTTTTTCCTAGTTGGGAAAGTTAATAACATATCTTGCAGGGAGTTCTGCCCATATCCTCGGCTTCCTCCTCGCTTACCTCTTCTATTTCTCCTGAGCAGCGAGAGAGACCACGGCAATCTCGGTCGCAATGATAACGTTCAGACGATTCGCCAGTACAGATAAAAACGTTATCACTAGAGCCAGCCGATCTTACGGAAGACTCCTTCTTTTCAGGTTCCACATCAACAGACTTCTTAGAAGAACTGCTGCATGATGCCATCAGGATGATGGCTAAAAGTAATACTAAATGTTTCATACTAAAATCCATATTTTTTGGCTAAAGCTTTAGCATTAGCATATTGTTAGTTATTTCTGCCATTTTTCCAAATAACCTTATAAGTAAAAGGTCTCGTTGCTGATTCTTCGTATTTTACTAAAGCCATTTTGTCATAATCCTTAGGAGGGAGACGTAAGTTAATTTTTATACCTCCCCAATCAACAGGTTCATGATACTCATTAATATCACTAGGAAAATCTAATCGTGTAATTAGACTATTTTCAGCAAAGAATAAAGTTATTTTATTCTTTAAATCTTCAAATTCTACAACAACCTCTTTTACAATAGACTCTTTTATGTTAGACACCTTGTAAAATGCAACTATGTCGTAACGAGAAACCTTTTTGAAATCAAACATAATACGCTGTAAATAACCACCTATTCCACTCTGTGCAAAATGCTTAATACAAATCGGATTCGTCATACTATATCCGTATTTGCCAAAAGCATCTTTCATTCTTCCATAAGAATAAACATTGATAAGTTTTATATCAACAAGTTTGACTCTATATTCATCAAGTAATTTTTCCTTCTCGAAACCAAAAATATTTTTATCGCTAATTTTACGTTTAAACTCTTGCATTTCCTGTTCTATCTTTCGCTGTTCCTTGATTTTTTCGAGTTTTTTATCATTCTCTAAGTCTGCTCTTGCTTCCTTCCAAGCATTCAACTTAACTTCGTATTCTTTTAGTCGAATTTGCTTTTCTTTCGGATTGTTAGGATTAAATGTAGGGAGTGTTGGCATCGGAGATTTTTTAAGTTCTTCCCAATTAATCTTGTCTTTATTATATTTCATTTTACGAAAAGCAAAATACAAGTCGCTTTCACCAGCTTCTTTAATAGGAGCAATAGGTTTATGTATAGGTTTTTTATAGATTGGTCTTTTTGTATGCAAATCCCACTCTTTTAAAAACATTATACAATTTACCCCATCAAAGCTTTTAAAAGTCTCAATATAATCTTTGTATATCTCCCAATAATATCCATACTCTGAAACTTCAAACTGGAAATCATCGTAATAAACAGTATCTTCAATCAACACCTTTTTTGTTGAAAGCTCCATTAAAATTTGTTTTACTAATACTTGATCACCAATTGCAGCAGCATAACTAGCAGCAGAAAGATAACAAACAATACCTTCCAAATTAAACAGATATTGTTCTTTATCTCTAGGTATAGCCATAAACATTTCTCTTGCCCAGTCCAAATAACATTTACAAGCACGTTTATTCCAATGGATATAGCTTTCCCCTTGGTATTGATTAATTTTATGCTTAGAAACCAATTTGTCGTAATCAGCAACAGATTGCTTTCTATGAAAAAGATTTGAAAGAAATCCCATACCTACCATATTTTAATTATCCTACATTTGCTTTTCTCATGCCACCACCCAAGATAGATAGTAACTGGTCGTAGCGTTTCTCCAACTCCTCATATTTAGCTTGCCAAACAGAATCAGATACGGCATCATTATAATGTGGAGTCTCTGCTGCATAATTCAGCTTAGTCTTTTCCGCTACAGATTCAGCGGTTTTGCATAACACACTTGCGCCTTCTCCACGCATCAGCCACTCAGCAGAAACATCTGGATAAGCATTCAGGAAGTTCTCTACCAAGGTAGAAGACAAGGTTTGCTCACCCTTAACTTGTCTCAGAACAGTGGATTGATTCATATTCAGAGTTTTAGCCAAGCCATTTAATGAAATCTGATTATCATCAAGATATTGCTTAATTCTTTGATACACAGTTGTTTCCATAATTTCACATTTTTAAACCATACTTAAATTATGCAAATCGGGATAACTTTTTCCCAAAATTATTTGGTTGTTTATGCAGATTTGCTTATCTTTGCACTCGAAAACGATACAGAAATATTTTAAAAGCGTTCCCTATTCGTTTTCGGTGGCAAAAATAAACAAAAGAAATGAAATATGCAAGTAAAAATGCAAAAAATCATCTCGGTTTCTATAAAAAATCGGGAAGAACTTAAAAAGAAGTATCAGTGCTCGCAAACAACTTTGTATAATGCGTTAGCATATAAGACAATGAATAGACGAGCTGATGCAATCCGGCAGGATGCTCTAGACAACTTCGGAGGTGTCGAAAGCGAGAAGCCAGTGTTGAACTAATTTAAAGAAGGAGGTGAATATGATTAAAAGATTATTCAGAACATGGCTGAGGATAAAGATGTATAAAAAGATTGGTGAATATACCAACTTTGAGGAATGTTTCCTGTGGGTTTATAACTCACCAATCTTAGAATGGGATTTAAGATTCTACTGTGTTATATGTAGCTTTACTGGTTACCATGTAGAAGTAAAAGGAAGGGATAAGCTACTATACAAAGGAGACCTATCCAAAGCATCAAGTGTTTGGGATTTCCTCCATAAGTAAACTGATTGATAATAAAGGGTGCTTTAAGGAACCATCCTTCATATCATACTCTGGACTATAACAAGTAGAAATCTGAGCAACCTTATATTTAGGGTTTGCATCAATTCTCTTTTGAATCTCAATATCCAAGTTCTCGGCATCGCCAGTTGGATGAGTGAATGTAATTACTTTCTGTTTCATACGAAATTGAATTTAAAAATTAAAATAAAAATTTGTCACCTGCAAAGGTACAAAATAAAAACTACAATCGGGCAACGGTAGATTTAATAATGTATAAAATGAAAATTTGTCACTTTCTGTTTCATACACTACCGCCCGATTTTAAAAATGGAGGAATCCTATGAATGGAATAGTTTACAGAGGTGAAAGCAACCAACCTCTAACAAATAGCAAACTGGTTGCTGAGGTCTTTGGTAAAGAACATAAACATGTTCGTGAAGCAATAAAGAAGTTGCTTACGACTGCCGAAAATTCGACCGTCCGCCAAATGTTCTCAGAATCGACCTATCTGAATGAGCAGAATAAAGAGCAGCCAATGTTCATCATGAACCAAGATGGTTTCACCCTGCTGGCGATGGGATTCAACGGCAAGAAGGCGATGGAGTTCAAGCTGAAATACATCGAAGCCTTCAACGCTATGAAGAAACAGATTGAGCAATCCAAGCCATCCGTTCCTCAGAACTATCTCGAAGCTTTGAAGTCTCTGGTCAAGGCAGAAGAAGAGAAGCAGCAGCTCGCTCTAGAGAACAAGCAGAAAGATGAGACGATCATCACTATCAGCAAGGCGAACGTGGAGCTGGGCAACAAGATTACAGAAATGCTGCCGAAGGTGAGCTACTACGACAGAATCCTGCAGAGCACAGCCACAATGACCATCACCCAGATAGCGCAAGACTATGGTATGAGTGCTATCGCTATGAACAAGGAGTTGGAATCTATGAGAATCCAGCACAAGGAGAGAGGTCAGTGGATATTGTACGCTCAATTCCTGAAAGGTGGCTATGTTCATAGCAGAGCGGTTGACATCATCCGCAGGGATGGTAGGCACGATGTGAAGTACAACACGGAGTGGACAACGAAGGGAAGAATTTTCATTTATGAAGCACTCAAAGGAAAGGGCATTCTCCCCTTAATAGAGCAGGAGAACACTCCCAGAGATAAGGGCACTGGTGGAAGAGAGCCTTCCAAGACAACTGGTGCCAGTCAACAAACCATTAACTTCGAGTGATATGAAAGATGAAACGATAAAAAGTGATATTGAAGAGACGAATAAGAGTAGTCTTGGAGAGACACTTGCCCGAATAGAGAAGTATATTCTCATCGGAACCAAGAATGTGCTCAACATTGATGAAGCATCCATAGTGCTGGGAGTAACCATCAGAACACTCAGAAAGATGGTGGCAGAGCATACCATACCTATCTACAAGCCCAACCAGCGAGCCTTGTATTTCAAGAAGAGCGACCTAGAGGATTGGATGCTGCAGAACAGAGTGAAGCCCCAGTCGGAAATAGATTCAGAGGTGGAAGCCTATTGTATAACCCATTAAAACAGAAAGATATGTTCGCAAATGTTATGTTGGTGGCAAGCATCGCCACATTCGCTATAGTAGTTAAGGAAATCCACTCTTACTTCAAGGAATTGAACGAGTAGATATATATGGAGCTGAATCCGGCATAAAAAATTGTTTGATATTAATTAGTTTAAAATTTTCGTTTTATTTATCTCAAAATAAGGACAAAAGTCTTATTCGCAAGGATTTTTGGGAATTTGCTATTCCCAGCTCCACAACTGTTGTGTAGGTTCAAGATTGTTTTTAATTTGTATTTGTTTGAATCGGCATAGGTAGCTCAGATGGTAGAGCAGAAGGCTCCATTACCTTTAAGGTCGTAGGTTCGAGTCCTACCCTATGCCCAATATCGCCCGATTCCGAGGAGTCATATCGGATAGGATAAACCTTCCTTGAGAGGTACACGTACCCAAAAGGAGCATCATTAACCACAGATGATGCTTAGACGTGGAAGTGGCAAGTTAATACATACACCTACTTGGTGGAATATGGAACGCTTGGAGTTCACTTGTGAAGATGCAGACCTGATGCCGTGACCCTTATATATAATAAGGTAGCATCAATAGGTAGAAGCGCACAACTACAATGGTTCTAATGCAGCCAGCACGACTTTGTCATAGATAAAATATTAATATTTCCATACTACTACAATGTATGCGATTACGAGTGCTGGGAGTCCTAAGCCTCCACAAATGCAGAAGGGAACTTGGAGCGATTATCACCATCCGGCAATTATTTTCTGATGTCGCTCCTCGGAGGGGTGCTTTATTACTCCCACCCCTCCTTTTTGATAGACACGTTTTTTCAAACCATATAAAAATTATGTATCATTTACGACTATCGCAGTAGCGACTGCATATAAATAACTCGTATAATACATTGTGTATTTCACCTATCTCCTCTGTTCGTGAGAATCGAGGGGATTTTTATTGTAGAACATTTTAAAACAACAAGATATGTTATTCAAACCGAAAAGCTGCCACGACTGCTTGTTTGAGCAGATATGTGACAACCCGAATAAGAAATCGGATGGCACTTACAGATGTAAGGGCTATGAATGGAAGTATCAATAACTATTAATATAATAAGGACATGAGCAATTTAGAGTATTACAACAGACTAAAGGTTGTTCCTCCCGAAGCACTCAGAATAATTCAGTCTGGAAGACTAAGGGGAAAGAGCGACATCAATCCGATGTGGCGCATCAAAACTATGACCGAGAATTTCGGTATATGCGGTATCGGATGGAAGTATGTAATAACCAAGCAGTGGACGGAAACGTTTGGCAGTGAGGTCAAGGCATATTGCAACATCGACCTTTTCATTAAGGTCAATGGAGAATGGTCAGATGCCATTCAGGGAACAGGAGGCTCTTCGGAAGTTACAATGGAGAGCAAAGGTGCTTACGTATCAGATGAATGTTACAAGATGGCACTCACAGATGCTCTGTCTGTTGCAATGAAAGCACTAGGAGTTGCGGCTGACGTGTACTTTGAGAAAGGTAAGTATCTTATAGATAACGATAGCAAATACGACTTGGTTGATAGTCAGAAAGCGCAGCAGACTGCACAGACTCAGCAGCAATCTCAGTCAACCGCCCAACAAGCGCAACCTCAGTATCATCCCGACAACCTAGCCGAAGCCTTGGAAATGGTGAAGCGATGCGTGAACAGAGACAACATCAAATGGGTGATGGGTACTTACATGCCGCTCAACAGCAACCCTCAGTTTATGCAAGCCTTATCCGCTAAGAGAAAGGAGTTAGGACTATGACACAGAACATCAAGCTGAATAAGCCGAAGGTCACCTTCATAGAGGAGACCCACCAATACTTCATTGGCAAGAAACAACTGAAAGGTATCACTGGAACGCTTATAAGAAAGGCATTCCCCGACACCTACAAGGATATTCCTGAGTCTGTACTGATGAAGGCTGCAGAACGAGGAGGTATGATTCACAACTCCTTCGAGCTGTTCTGTACCGTCTTCGATTCCGACATCAAGATGTACCCGAACCCGACAGAAGAGATTCGGGCATTCAATAGTATGCTGGTCTCCTACGGTCTCCATCACGTTGATTCCGAGTATCTCGTTACCGATGGTGAGGATTTTGCTTCTGCCATTGATGGAGTCTTCGCTGACAGCGATGGCAACATCTATCTGGTAGATTACAAGACCACCTCCACCCTGCACTACGACAACGTTTCTCTCCAGCTATCCATCTATGCACGATGGTTCGAGGAGCAGAATCCCGACTTGAAGGTGAAGGAACTGGTATGTATGTGGTTCAAGAACGGACAGAGCCGATTCCAGCCGCTGCCTAGAGTATCGGAAGAGAAGATTGATGCTCTTATCAAGGCATACTTGGAGGATGATCCTGACTACAAGTATGAGGTGGAAGTGCCGGAAGCCTTCTCTAGCACCGAGCAGCAGTACCGACTCGTCACAGCTAGAATTGATGCCTTAAAGATAGAGCAGGATGCCTTGAAGGAGAAGCTGATGAAGATGATGGAAGCCAACAAGCAGAAATCCATCAAGACTCAATATGGCTCCTACTCCTATGTGGCAGCATCCACCAAGAAGACCTTCGACACGAAACTCTTCAAGGACACCGAGCCGGAACATTACGAGTACTATCTGAAAGATACTACTACAAAGCCATCCATCAGAATCAAACTTAATTAAGTATAGATATGAACGTAACATTTACAGGCAAGATTATTGCAGCAGGGCAGGTTCAAACTGGAACCAGCCAAAACGGAACTCAATGGAGTTCGTGTGAATATGTTATCGAGGAGTTGAACCAGCAGTACCCAGCAAGAGCCGTGATTCAGGTCTATGGCTCTGACAAGCTGCAGCAGTTCAATATCCAAGTTGGTGAGATCATCACCGCTCACATCGGGTTGAAGGCACATCAGTCTAAGGACGGACGATGGTTCAATCAGTTGGATTGCTGGAAGGTGCAGCGACCAACCGCCCAGCCTCAGCAGATGCAGCAGCAGGGTCAGGTGTACGCTAGTCAGGTAGGGCAGAACTACCAGCAGGGTGCTCAGCAGGGATTCCAGCAGAATCCTCCGCAGCCAGCTCCTATCCAGCAGCAGATACAGAACTTTCCCCCTCAGGTTGATGCCAATGGTCAGCCTATTCAGCAGCAAGCTCAATATGGTGGTCAGCAGGGTAATCTCCCATTCCCAGCCAACAATTAGTTGATATTCAAAAACAAAGGTTATGGAAATCCATCTTGTGCGTACTTCCCTTGGTCTTCAAGCTTATGCAGACGAGGACTATGAGGAGCTGAGAAAGATTAAGGTTGGCTCTGTTGTCAAGGCGAACGTCGTCCGCCCACGCAACGTGAAGTTCCACCGCAAGTTCTTCTCCCTGATCCGAGCTGCTTGGGATTGTCTCACCGAGCAGCAGCGCATCAATCTCCGTTCGGTAGAGACATTCCGTGAACAGCTCCTGATAACATCGGGATTCAGCGAACCACTCTACGACCTGAACGGACAGAAGTTCTTGGAGCGAGCCAAGTCTATCTCATTCGCCAAGATGGATGAGCCAGCCTTCAACGAAGTTTATTCCAAGGTATTGGACACCATCCTTACCATCATGGTTGCCGATGGTGTATCAGAAGACGAGTTTAATAACATTCTAAAAAATTATACATAATATGACACGTAGAAACGACAAGCGCAATAACAGACGTAACCGTCAGCGCAACAGCCAGCCGAAATTTTCACCATTCGCCCAAATGCTTTTCGGAGCAATCCTCGGCAAGGGTGCAGAAATGATTGCCAATAAGATGAAGGAGAAGAACGAGAACACCCCTTCCATCCATACAGAGGGTATCACCGACAAGGATATTCAGAACATCAACGAAGGTAATGCTTCCTTATCTAAGTTGTATATCCCGAATGATGGTACGGCTGTAGAGTTCCCTATCCCTGAGAACCTAAAGTTCTTCTTCGATGAGGAAGGCAAGTTGATGGTGCGCAAGAAGCATGCTCAGAATGATCATCCTCAAAATGAGGAGACTCAGGAGAAGCCTATCACTTACGATGACGTTCTCAAAAAACTCTTCTTAAACAAGACCGCATTTTGGATTGGTCGATACAATATCCACACTGCAACGGTAGGGATAGAGTGCTATAACGACCAAAACAACAGCTCCTCCGAGGCTCAGGTAAAACGTTTGTTGGCTTTCAACAAGCTGATGAACATCGCCAAGTATCTCAATGGAGAATGGATGCCAGATTTCGATGGAGACCATGAAAACTGGCATATCGGCAAAGAAGGCGATACTTTTCTCGTAATGTACACGAAGTATGTGAACAAAGCAAGTGTTTACTTCAAATCAAAAGAAGCAGCATGCGAAGCCATCCGCCTGATGGGTGAAGATTCTCTCAACGACCTTTTCTCAACCGACTGGTAATGGCAAGCTACGCTGAAATCAAGGCAAAGCTATTGCAGGAAGGCAAGAAGATACGCAAGCGATCATCCTACGATGAGCACAACTTGCAAGCCGCAGAGGTCAGGTATATCCGTGGGGTACATCCTGACCTCGAAGGGGTCTTCTTTGCCGTTCCCAATGGCGGCAAGCGAACCTCCCGACAAGCCGTTTGGCTGAAAGAAGAAGGTATGAAGGCAGGAGTATCAGATATGATCCTCCTGAAAAGCACCTCCCAGTATGGTTTCCTCTGCATCGAAAACAAGACTCCGAAAGGTAGGCAGGAACCCGAACAGAAGGTATTCCAGTTTGAAGTGGAACGACATGGTGGCAAGTACATCATCGTCCGCTCTATTGATGAATTTATGAAAGCAATCGACAATTATCTTAATGGTGAACTATGACAGACGAAATCAAACAAGCCATCCTGCTCCTAGAGGAGAACGGCTATAAGGTAACCCCACCACCCAAGCAAGTCAAAGATGAATATACCTTTGCGAGAGCTTGGGATTTATATCAGAAGAAGGTGGGCTGCAAGGAGAAGCTGGAAAAGAAGTGGAACTCCATGAGTCAGAAAGACCGCAAGGCAGCTATCGAGTATATCCCACTCTATGTTATCTCCCAACCTGATAAGCAATATCGCAAGAACTTTCAGACCTTCCTCAACCAGAGAGCTTGGGAAGATGAAATCATCGGTGGCACTCCACCACCAGTTTCAACCAATGCGTCTGCATCTGAAATCAGTCAGCTTATCGCCAAGACAAAGGTAGAGCAGGAACAGAACACCGAAGAAGCCAAGAACCACGCTCTTCGCCAGCGTATCTATGGTATGATTCAGGTTCTTCACAACAATCCTCAAAGCTTCTGCCGTAAGCAGTTGGAGATTTATCGTGACAACGGAACCTTGGAACGCTTGGGCATCCAATGGAATCCATAACATCATCAACTCTATGATACAAATCAGCAAATACAACAAGCAGCATCCGCTCAGAGTCTTTGAAGCCTTCGCTGGCTATGGCAGTCAGAGCCTAGCCTTCAAATACCTCAAAGAGAAGCACCCTGAGTTCGACTTCAAGGTTGTGGGCTATTCCGAGATAGAATCATCTGCCATCCAAGCTTATGGTCTCCTGCACGGAAGAGACATCACTAACTATGGTGACGTGACGAGGATAGACTGGAATGAGGTTCCCGACTTTGATTTCATATCTTGGTCTTCTCCCTGCCAAGACTTCTCAAACGCAGGACTTCGCAAGGGAGCAGAAGAAGGTAGCGGTACACGTTCTTCCCTGATTTTCCAAGAAAGGAGAATGTTAGAAGCCAAGCATCCTAAATATGTGATGCTAGAGAATATGAAAGGTCTTCTCACCAAGAAGATGAGGAAGTACTTCTTCCAGTATATCCGAGACCTAGACTCCTATGGCTATACTTCCTTCTACAAGGTTCTGAATGCCAAAGATTACGGAATCCCACAGAATCGTGAGCGTATCTTTGTCATTTCCATCCTCCGAACCGAGGATGATCCGAACCCAGAGTATCACTTCCCCTCTCCTATCAAGCTGGAGACTACGGTTGAGGACATCTTGGAAGATGATGTATCTCCTAAGTATTATCTATCCCAGCCGTTCCTAGAAAAGTATCTCACCAAAGCAGACATCAATGAATCCATCCAAAAGCTCTACCCCGAAGATTTCAATACCCAAAACGGCTGATGGTTGCAGCCCGACTATCACATCTTCTTTCGGTGCAGGAATCAGCGTAGCAAATCTCCTTGGTGTTGACCACTTCCCTAAGGGGGGGGGTATTGATAATCAAAAAGTTACAAGCAGAAAACTACTCGTCAACTCAGATAAAGATGGTTTAAGTAGAACCATACGAGCATGTTACTATAAGGCTGGCTTTGCTAACTATATACATGACGATGGAAGAGCAGCCAACGCAGTACTAATCATTAAACGAGTATGAAAATATATTCAATTATTCTTAATCGTCAAACAGATATGATAACAGGAGGAAAGAGAATGAAATCCCTGCTCCTATCGGGGAAGGTTAAGCCGGATATTGGTGGGCAAGTCTTAGACCTATACAACCAGATGGTTCTCCAAGGCATCAGCCCCACCATCAAGACAACCATAGATAAATCAAACATGACATTTGTTACAGTTATGAACAAACAAATCATTCATACGGCTCCCAACGGAAAGCGATACTCCATCCAAATCAGGAAGTACACTCCTAGAGACTGCTTCCGGCTGATGGGAGTACACGAAGCCGACATAGACAAGCTCCTGAGCAAGGAGAAGTCGGGAGCCAGCATCATCTGCAAGAGCAAGCTCTATGCACTGGCAGGAAACTCAATAGTAACCAACTGCCTGACCGCTATGTTCGAGGAGCTGATTTTCCCTTCGGGGAATCACTACCACGACAAGACGGGTCAGTTATCACTCTTCTAGCTTATGGATATTTTTGGATATATTAAGGTAGGCAAGCGTATCAGTAAAGCGCATAAAGCCCTCTTTACCCACAAGACCATGGTACTCTGGTACAAAGGCAACCCAATCATAGGAACAATGCACGATGGCTTGTGGTATCAACAAGATATGAACGGAATGTTGGAACAATTAATGTTCCAGTCCGAAGTAACCCACGTCTCATTCTTACCTTCGCCAAATGAAGACAGAAAAAGAAAAAATCCTAGCCATCATCGCTGAGATTCAGGCATGGCGTGAAGCTGCCCACATCGTGCCGCCTCACGTCCTCACGTCCGAAATTATCAACCTAGGATTTCCAAAGCCCTATCAAGCCCTCAACGAGTTAGTCAGAGAAGGCAGGATCAACTGGTGCAAGACCCTCAATGATATGGCATTCACTATCAGATCATAGCCTAGCTATGTGGATTGAAAAAAATCAGAAAACAATAATCAAATCAATATGGAAAAAGAATTAAAAATCATTTTAAAGGAGGAACTGGAAGTCTTATCAAAGCAAGCTTACGAGTCTGCCAAGAATAAGGGCTTCTATCCAAAGGATGTTAATACAGCATTTTGTCTGATGTTCATCATCGTGGAAATGAGCGAGGTGTTGCAAGCCGACAGAAAAGGCAGACACGGCTCCATCGAAGACTACGAGAGCGAGATTGAAATGGGCAGGGATATGTCTACCGCCTACAAGAACACGCTGGAAGGTACGGTTGAGTCTGAATTTGCCGACATTGCCATTCGTATTTTATCACTCTTGGGTTGGATCATGGAGGGAGACAAAATCGAGCTATCAGAAGATGAAGACCTCATAGGTGAGTACAAGCTGGCAAGTTATATCTTCGGATTTGATTTAGCCGGAGATTTATACCGCATCATCGAAAAGATGGGAGTCTTGGACTTGGATAGTTCTCCAAGCTGGTATCTCGCCAAATACCTTCAGGAGCTTCTGATGGACATCTTTGCGATTGCAGATAACAACAGAATCGACCTGAAAGAGCAGATCAAGCTGAAAATGAAGTATAACGAAACTCGTCCGTATCTTCACGGATATAAATACTAGGAGGACAGCCGTATGTTTGGAATAGAACAAATGAGTAGAAGGTGTCTCATAGAATTGTCGGATGGCAGCAAGATTCTTGCCATCCTGACAATCCCGAAACCCACCAAGCCCATCTTCCCTGAGAAAATGGAAAGAGAGTTTATTGAGAATTTCAATAAGCAGCAGCCAAATATGGTTCACAAGGTTGTTAAGTGTCACATAATGAGAAATTAGTTATGGAAGATTTACCTATTGGGTCAGAAATCGTCTTGAAGGTGGTTGAGACCAAGGAAGCCGATTGTAGTGGCTGTTTCTTCGATGAGATAAGTAGCAATATTTATGAGAATGTTTGCGGTGATTTTTATTGTAGCGCAAGCACTAGAAAAGACGGAAAGAATGTTCAATTCAAAAGAGTAAAGTGATATGAAGAAAATCAATGCACTTAATGAAGCTCATATCTATAGAGGTTATGATTGCATTCCGCAACTAAAGTATGCTGGTAATCCTCCTAGTGGCAAGGAAAGCCGTAGAACGAGGAGAATGTTAGAACTTAGAAAAAGAAAGGGTAGACTATGATAGATAAGAAAATAGAAGAAGCTGCACAAGCTATCTGTTTTGATGATAAGATGCCTTATGACAGTTATTGTAAAATAGAAGGCTTTAGAAAAGGTGCAGAGTGGGCTATTAATGAGTTTTTAAAGAATTTATGGCATCAAAATACAGAAGAACCAGATAAAAGTAAAAGTGATATTATTACCCTTGGTTTTGATAACGATGCTTATCTGCAATTTAAAGAATCCATTCTTTGGAATGAGGAATCTTGGAGACATTCGATTAGCAGATGCCAAATCATTAAGTGGGCTTATTTATCTGACATACTGCCAAAACAGAAAGGAGGTGAGCAATGAAAGAGCTTAAAGATTTGGTTGCTGGTGATGATGTACTAGTTGAAGGTAGTTTTAGCAGACGTATCGCCAAAATTGATAAAGTGACAAAGACTCAAATTGTTGTTAATAACGCTAGATTTAGAAGAGATTCTGGATGGCAATGCGGTAGTGATAGATGGAATATTAGAAGAATATCTGTTTTCTTTGCTAGGGTTCGCAAAACGCAGAATATCATTAATTACTAAGAAGGATAAAAAGAAGAGAATATGATTAGATTTGAATATCGAACCTATTGTAACGAGTATAAGATAATAAAGGTAAGCAGAAAAGCTTATATTATTAAATATATAGATTACTACCAGCATATTTGCTGGATGGTTAAAGAACATAAGTTCAAGTCTAGGTTAAAGGCAGAGAAACATATTAAAAAACATTTTATTGTGGAGGATAAGCAATGAGTAAAGAAAAAGCTATTGAGTATATCACAAGAGCCAAAGAACAGTTATCAGACGATTTGCTTTCTGTCAGGTTTTGTAAAATGGCTCGCAATAATTTAGATAAGGCACTTAAAGAGTTGGAGGATTGATTATGACAAGAGAAAAAGTTAAAGAAATGCTGCCTATTCTGCAAGCTTATGCTGAAGGAAAGGTAATTGAATGTAGAACCAAACCAAGTGCCGTAGAAGGTACAGATGTTCCGAATGATTGGACGGAAACGAAAGAGATTGAGTTTTGGAATAATACAGAGTACCGAATCAAGCCAGAACCAAAGTACCGTCCATTTGCTAACACAGAAGAGTGTTGGACTGAAATGCTCAAACATCAGCCGTTTGGGTGGATACATATGACAGACGATAATTTATATCACAATATCATAATGCTTGCACCAGAGCAAGGTTGTCATGAGGCTTATATCAGAATAGGTAATTTCACAGTTCGAGGATTTGAAGAAACCTTCCGTATTGCAACCTTTGCTGATGGTCAACCATTTGGCGTAAAAATTGAAGGAGGGTTGAATATGAAAGTGAAACCTATTAAGGGGCTATCAGAAAGTGCATATAATTATCTCATTTCTCATTGTAAACGTGAGATAGAAAAATGTAAAGATCGCCCATCTTTCCTTCTTATCTACAATGAGCACAGAATCTTTTTGGAGTTATTAGAACGTGTTGGACGTGATTTTATAGATAAGGAGGAATAGTTATGGCATGGGTAGCAACTAATGCAAATGGTAAGGAGTTCCTTTTTATAGAGAAACCATACAGAAGTGGATATGGAGAATATGGATATTGGAATCCTACATATTCTAGTATCGGTGGTTGTATTCTTATACCTCATGGCAGCATCAAGAAGCTCATTGGAAGAGAATTATCTTTTAGCGATGAGCCAGTAGAACTTAAAGAAGAATAGTTATGAGTGACAGTTATATATCTTATGGAAGTGATGGCTCATATCATATAATACGCCCGATAGGAGAAGGATTTGATATAGAGACAGCTTTCTTAATAGCCTTGGTGATTATTGCTATATACGTCATGTTTCATTATTCACCAAAGGAAGTTTGGAATAAAATAAAGTCGTATTTTAAAGAATAATAGTTATGCTTACATCAGACGAATTATACAAGATGAAACATTGCATTGGCTTAGATTGGAAGAAAACCAAAAAGAGGTGTTTATGAAGCCTTTCGCAATGGAGTGATGTATTATGATGAGCCAGATACCTTATGGGATTCCTTATGGTCAAAAGGATATGCTAAAAGAAGCATTCAGTCTTATGGTATAGGGGCTCCTCGTGATATATATTATTATAGTGTAAACGAAAATGGGTTAAAAGAAATGGAAAAGTATTTAGGTATTAAAATTAAGATTTTAAGATAGCTTATGAAAATAGAAAATATCAAGTTCAAGGCAAAGAGTATCTTAGATGGAGCTTGGGTACAAGGCGATTTAATCCATAAAGAAGATGGTAAGATTGCCATATTAAGAAACGGATTTAATGTATCAGAAGTTGACCCTTTTACGGTCTGCCAATTCACAGGTCTGAAAGATTGTGAGGGCAATGAGATTTGGGAAGGTGATATTATAAGTAGCCCACACTTTGAAAGGGTAGCCACAGTAAAATGGGATGATTCTTTATGTGGTTTTAAATGTTCAGATGTTACTGGGAATATTAATTTTTCTTTTACAGCTATTGCTCACTGTTCAGAATGGTCTATTGTTGGCAATAAATTCGATAGGAAAAGTAGCGTATGAGAATACAAACAACATTGAATGATAAGCTCAAAAAGCATAGTTCGCATCACACGCTTATCACAGATTGGATACATAATTGTGCAGAATGGGATGATTGTAACATTCTTATCGAAAAGTTTGAACATAATAATTAATAGCGTATGAAGATTAGATTGGCAAAGAAGATAATGAAGCATAAATGTACTTTTTTAAATATAGAAGAGAAGTACAAAAAGAAAGGGTATAATGTCAAGTGGTTGCTTGCATGGGCATCTTACGATAAAAGAAAGATGTGTCGGAATGCCTTACCATTCGACCACCGCATCACCAAGGCGATAAGTTTAACAAGAAAGAAATAGTGGAGGAAAAGTAATATGGAAGCAGGACAATTATTAGTGCTACTTTTGTCGTTTTGCGCTTTAGCATTACATGTCAAAAACCGTAGAAGAAAGGGTTAATTATGAACAAAAAAGATTTATATTCAGCATTACTATTCCTAATGCTTAAACTTGAAGAAGCAAAGAGCAACCCGATGATAGACAAGAACTTTGTTGCGGCATTAACGGAAGTTCTCAGATATTTCCGTGATAACGGAGAGTTGAAGAAAGCCTACGAGAGCCAAAAAGATTCGTTGGCAGACATGGCTAATAGTTCTTGGATGAAAGCACTAAAGGAATATGTTTCCTCCAAAAATCAGGAAGTCGGAGTTGATGCAGAGTTACCTGATATAGATGAACTTATTAAGAAACTCACTTCTGATGAGTTCATCGAAAAGAAAATCAAGGATATTCTTGGAGATCAGGCGAGTAAAGACGAATAGTTATGGAAAGATTAACTAAGGCTATGGATAAGTATTTGTCGGAAGCTATCGCTGAATGGGATAAGAAGAAGGCTGCCGGATCAGGTAGAAGAAAGGTCAGAAACTAAAATAAAAATAGTTATGAAAATAGAAATCACAAAAGTTACAGATTGGGAGCGAGTGGTGGATGCTGCTCGCTTCACACAACGAAAAGAACCGCTGGGTAAGGAGCCTAGCGATGAGTTCAAGAAACAGATGATTCTCAGCGAGCACTCGCCACTGAGATTGCTGGAGTTCGATATTAAGATGTATGGCATACCATACTGGGTGAGCAACCATTTTGTTCGCCACGTTCACGCTCAGCCATTCGTCTCAACCTCCCGACCAGATATTACTGGCTCCAAGGTATCTCGCCACGATATGCGTCAGGATGATTTGGTCAACTTGCAGCTATCCCTCAACGCTCAGGAGATCATCAATATCTCCAAACTGAGACTCTGCCACAAGGCATCTTATGAGACAAGAAATATATGGATGCAAGTGATTGTAGTGTTGAGAGAAATCGAACCTCATCTTGCTGCAGCTTGTGTCCCACAATGTATCTATAGAGGATTCTGTCCTGAACCAAAATCATGTGGAAAGACACAAACAGATGTTTTTCCTATTTATAGAGAAAACTACAAACATTTGTTTTTAATCGGTGAACGTTAAAAAAACGAATATGAAATACCCCAATTATAACGTCAACGAGTTTGTAGGAGGTCATACCGAATACACAACTCCCTGCCCCTTCGGAATCCAAGGCAAGTACACCTTGGAAATCCTGATGGTGGGCAGTCTCGCTTGCCAGCGATGCAAATACTTCCGAGGTATCAACAAGGAAGATTGCATAGTATCTTGCGGCATCCAATGAAACTATATTACTCATTCATTATAACATATTACACATGGCAACAAAGAAGATTTCAATTATTCAGCGCATCACAGAGCGCATCCTTGGCAAGAAGTTCTATATCGCAGTTATTGCCAACAAGGGAACCAGCAACTACTTCGTTAACTCTACCATCTATCGCTCAGAAGATGATGTTATCGCTTATCAGAAATACATCACCACTGACGAGAGAATGAAGGAGAGCTTCGATTTCGTCTGCTACTACTCCTTCCGTTCCAAGTTCGACTTCCGCATTCCTCTTGGCGGCAAGCCATTATCTCTTGAAGAGGCAAAGGAACTTAGCAAGAAATAAGGTATGGGAAAGTTGATTGACCTAAAAGGAAAGCGGTTTGGCAGACTCTATGTCTGCTGCCGCTCCGGCAAATCCAGTAAAAATGGTGTTTATTGGATATGCAAGTGTGATTGCGGTAGAGGTGTTTCTGTTCTATCCTGCAATTTGCTCCGAGGAGTAACCCAGTCTTGCGGTTGTCTCAGATCAGAGAATGCCAAGCTTCGCCTTCGCCAGTACAACAAGAAGAAGGAAAAAGTAAACGGATAATAATCTTTTCCAACCAAAACTTCGTATATTTGCAAAATGATATTCAGTTATATTAAAGACAAGTGCCGGAACATTCAAGGTTTCCTGCATCGAAAGAATTTCGTAGTGCTTGATGGTAGAGCCAATTCTGTTACACTCTCGCAGGGCATCTACAACCATATTATGCAGATAGAGCGCACAGATAGCTCCATCTTCGTCTTCCGTATCTCCAGCAGAGGAACATACGGATTCTGCCTGAGAGAGGACTGGGAGGAACTTCGCAAGTCTCAGACTATCTTCTGTCCGCTCCAGTACAATCAGGAGCACAAAAAGATTGGTTTCCGCAGCGAACGTCCATCAGTTACAGCCATCCTTGATGATTACAATCTCCCTCTCAACAAGATGGTGCGCCTGACCTGCATTCCTCGAAAGAACAAAAATGGCGAGCCGTACTACGAGATCATCCGTCCAAACCCATAACAATACAAATATGATTAAAGAAGTATTATTTCAAGGTCTTTCCCACTCACCTTCCGACCACGAAAGTCAGGAGGGTGAGTTGGGAACTTGCCTGAACCTCATCAATGAGGATGGAGCACTCCACCCTATCCACCAGCCAGTGGTGGTTGATTCTGCCATCACCATACCTGATGGAGCCATCATCGAACTGATTCACAAGGTTACTCACGATAATACCATTCACTCCCACTACATCATCCGTAATGGTAATACTTGGTATTGGACAGAGAAAGGTGGAAACGGAACCAAGAACACCATCAGTCTTAATGGCTTCCAAGTCAATGCCGTGAGTGCCATCGGAAACATCTTGTGTTTTGTGAGCGATAGCAATACCATATATGCCTATTGGAATGGTTCGAGTTATTATGTGTTAGACTTATCAGAAATCCATTATACAATTAATGTATATGATGGTAACAAAAAGGGTAAAACCGTACCAGAACTTGGTGATGATTGGAACAATGCGTTTGGAAAAGATTCTAATGGCAACGATGGAGAAGGTGTCCCTACAAAAAAAGGAGCTTCTATCATATTTAATGCTATAGATGCTTCATTCAATAAAGAACTAGAAAACCTTGAAGATTATTATTTCAAGTATGTAAGTTTTGCCGTAGCTGCTGTTAGGTTATATGATGGTTCATACATAAATATATCAAATCCATTTATACTTGCTCCCTATTATGTTGAAAACAAATTCATTTACGAATATAAGTATGGTTCTACAGTATTAAAACGTATCTTTGCTACCTGTTATTTTCATAGGCATGATGTGATTGTATCGTTAAACATACCAAATGAGATAAAAGACATTATGAAGGACATCATCCAAGGTATAGACATATTTGTCACAGCAGGAGAGTCTTTTATAGATACATCTGTAGCTCCAAGAGTTATAGACAACAAATACAATATGAATCTCCCTTTAACACACAGAGATTCTTTGAAGTCTGCAGCGTTTAGCTTTAAAAGTAAGAACGAGGTGTATGATACCATCGACAACGCTTCGTTCTATCTCAGCGCAAGTATAGATACAGATAAATTTGGAGTACCGATCATATTAAAGAGAGTCAAGCAGGCTGAAACGAGTTTGTCTTTAGCAGACTTCAAGCAACAGGCATTCGGTGGAAAATATTCTGTTGTTTATAATAATAGATTACATCTTGCAAACGTTGAGACGGAAGTTAGAAATACCTACATCAACAACTTTTTCGAGCATTTTCATGAAGCTGCTTCTCCTCATGTATCACTCAATAATATGCTTGATACACTTGATGAAAATAATTTATCAAGTGAATTTCTTCATTGTGATGCAGTATATCATATCTGTATTTCAGATAAAGTTGTAAAAAAGGATATATATTATAAAGGTTATATTCTATATCCATTTCAGCCAATGTTGGCTTTTCCAAGTACTATGGCTACGGAAATGGAGGTATATTACTTCAATAGAAAATATTCTAAGTATTACAAACTGAAAGTAACTTTGAGACAATCAGAATCTCTTGGTTTGTCGTACTATCTTAATCTCGGCAATAGATACACTGGTGAAGTGAAAGATAGTTCTCTTTCAGATGGTAACATAAGTACAACAGATACCACTTACTCTCGGGCGCACGATGATAGAAACCTGCCTATCTATATTCAGCATAAAAAATATAATTACGTTGAAAAGACAGATGGTACTTATGAATGGGATAAAAACAATTATACTGACACGAATCTCTTTACTGAGATTACAAAAGAAGAGTATAACAGAGTTCTTGGATATTGTCAGAACTCCAAAATCATAAAAGCGACGCAATCCCTCATCAAGGTCAGCGAAGCCGAGAATCCGATGGCGTTCCCTGCCAAGAACTCGGTTCAGGTTGGATCATCCATTATCAATGCGCTTGCAGCCAATACCCGACCAATCAGCGAGGGTCAGTTTGGCGAAGCTCCTCTCTATGCCTTCACCGATGAAGGTGTATGGGTGTTAATGACCAATCAGGAAGGAACCTACGATGCCCGACAGCCAGCCAACAGAGATATTTGCTCCAACCCTAAGGGTATCTTGCAGATTGATGATGCCGTTCTGTTCCCTACGGAACGAGGTATCATGATGCAGCGAGGCAGGGATTCCGAGTGTATCACAGATGTTCTTGATGGTTATCCGTTTGTCTTCACCCAGATATTCAAAAACGACTATCAGAAGAAGCTGCTTGCCCTTGGAGGCATTCCTGAATCTGATACTCAATATATCCGATTCAGAACATTCCTGCAGAAGGCGAGCCTGATCTATGATTATTACGATAACCGCATCATCGTGTTCAGACCCGACTACACCTATGCGTATGTGTATTCCTTGAAGAGTAGGATGTGGGGTACGATGCACAATGTGTTCCGTTCCACCGTCAACTCCTACCCTAAGTCTTATGCCATCAATCAGAGCGGAAAGATTGTTGATGTATATGTCAAGGTGCCATCGGGAAGCGTTTCCTATTTCTTCTGTTCACGTCCGTTGACTCTCGGTCAGGAGAATATCCACAAGACGATGTTCAAGAGCATCATCCGTGGTTATTTCCGCAACGCTGCAAAAGGTAAGGTGGGTGTGGTGTTGTATGGAAGCAACGACCTTTTCAACTGGTTCTACATTCATTCTTCCGTCAACCAGCTTCTGGCTGGTATGGCAGGATCACCTTACAAGTATTTCCGCTTTGCGGTAATGGGCAGTCTCAGCTACGATGAATCCATTCATAGCGTAGGAACTGAGTTTGTTGCCAGACTGCAAAACAAGCTTAGATAAGTTTTTCTTCATATACATTCATAATTTTAATATCAATAAGGGCAGCCGTCTGTGAAGATAGCTGCCCTTGCTTTTTCGTTAACCATAAGTCTAGAAAGGATGAAGCCTGATTCTCGCTCTTACCGCTGAGCGATTGCTTGCATTCTTTATTTTTTCCTTCTTCTCTTCCGCCAGTGCCCAGAACCTGTCTGAACCTTCGGGATAGACCACCATCAACCATTCGTATAATGCCTGATAGACGATATAGTCGTGAATATATACGGTCATTGTATGCACACTCGTAGAAGAGAATCCATTTGGCATTCTCAGAGCCAGATAGTAGGCTTCCTCATCATTGGTAGGAGAACCGATACACTCCTCCCACTCATTGGAATCAAAGCCGCTTCCCAGCATTTCCATCTTGGTGAATCGGTAGAGCACTTCCCTGCAATCCTCTATGGTGGAATCCAAGATTCTTGCCAGCTTATCCCGATTGCCATCCTCTGCCACATCATAGATGTTATGGATGAGGTGGGAATCTGCTACCCCACTCCTAATCGAATCCGCATAGGTGTAAGCCGTATTTCTAATGTCGTAGATCAGCTCGCTCTTCTGCAGCTCTATCATCACCTTGTGACCCTTGTTGCAAGTCTTCATGCTGCACCTCCCCTCTATGCGCTAGGAGCTGTCCGGCTAGGTCGCTCACGTCTGTTGAACGTCTCGTGCAAGTTTCTCAATGACTCAACCGCCAGCTCGCTATACACCTTCACTTCATCAGGGTTGGTAATGGTGAACCAATCCATCAGTGCCTTGTTGATGATGTAATCGTGGATGGAACTGGTCAGCGCATCCTTCAAGCCCAGCGAGTAATTGGATGGAAGCGAGAGATTGATGATGATGTTGTCGGTATCGCTGATCAGCTTGTTGGAAGCCGTAGTGCCGGAACCCTTCTCAATAGCTTCGCTCAACTCTACCAGCAACTGGCTATAGGCATTCTGAATGCTTCGCAATGCCTGATTCTTGTCTTCATCATCATCGCTAGCCTGAATATTGCTGGCAGCCTCAGCATCCATATCCGCAGCTCTTCGGCTCCGTCCTGTCAGGAACGCTTTGTTCTGGAAGTCGTAGATGAGTTCACTCATATACAACGTGATAGTTAAATTCTTTCTTGGCATACTTCTATATATTATATTTTAGTTCGTGTTGGCTTGGTCTTGTTGAACACCTTATCCTTGATGTCGAGCAGCAGGGCAGACGCATTATCGGCATACTCCTTCACCTTGTCGTTAGCCGTAATCTCGCACCATTTGGCAACGATGCTGTTCACGATGAACGAGGTGGCGGACGAAGTGATGGAGCCGCTCATATTGGTATCGAACCGGCTAGGCATACTCAGAGTCCAGTTGATGTTGCCATCAGTAGAAGAGCCGATGGTCGGCATGAATCTTTTCAAGAGATTGAGCAGCGCATCCTTCGATTCATTATAGAATCGCTCTATCATCGCCAAGTCGGCATCTGTAACAAATATCTGGTCGAAGGCTGACTTGCCATCATCCAGCTTATTCTTTGCACCCAGATAGGCGGTAGTCTTCGCCACCTCCTCGTAGATGCTATTTTTTGTGATTGAAATTGATAAATTTGCCATTCTTATGTTTCCTATAGATGATTAAACCTAAAATGATAAGCAGGGCGCACATCGCTCCCATCGACCACATCGCATACTTCAACTGAAACTGCTCCCACTTGGATAGCTGCTTCTCTACTGGATAGGGTACTGGGATGGAATCTCTTCGGATGAAGGAATCCACCCTTACCTTATACTGGGTCTTCATAACCACCTTCTTGTGCCATCGGTCAACGAAAATGGTATCTCCCATCTGTGAACTTGATACCGAATCATGCACGAAAATGCTGTCAGAAGTATGCAGGGTATCGCATTTTACTACGTCACGATATACGAATTTCTCCATCGGGACGTAGGAAGTCTTACATCCCGACATAAGAAATGCCACCAGCAGCATAGCCAAAATGTAGATCAGCAACTGCCATACATCTGAATCATACCACTTCTTCATAAGCCTATACTTTTAATGCAGCCTTAGCTCTCTTCAAGAATGTTCGTCTGTGCTCCAAGCCGTATGTGCCGCCATTGATGGTCTTGGTGATTGCTAGGAAGCTATCACTATCAGCCAGCTCATTCAAGCCGTGCTTCCACCACCACCACATCGCACTCTTGGTTGCGCCCAATGGCTGCTCCAGCAGTTCGGGATGCTCCATGATGTCACCTCGACAGTACTTGCTCTTCTGGTAAGCCTGATAGTTTGCTCTACCCGTAATCTGAATCAAGCCCCTGCCCCTATACTTGTAGCCATCGCCATCTTTCAGGTTGCCTAGCATATTCTTCAACTTGCCCTCATCATACTTGTGGAAGTAAGCCTTGTTGCCAACCTCCTTTGTATATCTCAGCTCGCTGGTTTCGTGGGCTATCTGAGCCAAGAAATGTGCCATTCGCTTCGGTGTATCAATATGGAAAACCTCGGCATAGCCGTTGATGTAAGGCAGAAAAGCATCCACCTTATCCTTGGCATTTGGCATAATCTCTAAAATCTGTTTTCTTGTTACCTTCATAGTTACTTGCCCTCCTTCACTTGTTGTTTCTGCATATTTGCGAGTTCGTTCTTCACCATACTCTCAAAGTTGCCCAACTTAGTCTTAAAATAAACGTTTACCCCGAATATCGCTCCAGAGTAAACCAACGTCTGGCTGACGTACCAGAGTACACCATCCGAAACTACATAATTATTGAGAAAGAATGATAGGAAGGTGAGGACAATACCACTCGCTAACATTCCAATAGCTGCACCATATTGCAATCCTTCACGCACGTTTGGAGTCATATCTTATCTTTATATATTATTAATAATATGCAAAGATAAGATATGTTCCCGTAACTATTATCTTATCCGTTAATGTTGTGCCATATCTTGCTTGTAGGATGCAAGCAGTCAGGGTCTTGAAGGTATTCAATAGCCATCATCACCACCATTTCCTTCAATTCCTCCTCATCCTTACTATATTGTTTCAGCAGCTTGTGATGATCGCTTCTGAGCAGATTCATCGTAACCGCCAAGTCAAAGATGTTGTAGTCGGAAATATCATCCTTATGTTGGTCAAAGGCTTTCTTTATCTCCTCGTCTGTAAAGAAAGGAGCCATGTGCTTGGTTCCATCCTCATCCTCGTACCACATTTTCTTGATGGCATCATCAGCAAAGTGCTTATCAAAATGCCCTTCGCTCAATACACCATATACCATCGCACAAAGATGATGTACCTCTACATCGCTCAACTTATATGAGAGATACTTACCCATAGCCTTGGCTATACTCAACATCTGTTCAGGAGTCATATCCTGCTGATACTTATCAACGAAATCTACAAAATCCATAATATATAAAAATTAAGAGTTTATTATGCTGCAAAGATACATATATCTTGCGCTGAGCACCATAAACTCCCAAAGATTTCTGTAGCTATCTGAATATCAGACAAATACAGTTACGACAAAACACCTCCTTTCTTTATTCGTCCTTGAATTTAGTTCTCTTCTCACCACCCCTCGACCAGATGTCGTTCTTCTTGCGCTTCGCCATCTTGCCGAGTACGTCATTCTCGTAAAGGTCGGGATTGTCTTCCCTGCCTTGGGTCTCCGTAGCAATACCCTTGTTGGCATTGCTTCTTTGGTCGGCATTGTCCTTGCCATTGCCATACCATTTCTGATTATTCTCCTTGTCTGCTATCATATCTAACACTAAACATTAATAACTAATCACTATGCCGAAAGCGGTGCATACTGCTCGCTAGGCTGCACACCCTGACCGCTCATCATCTGCTGCAGCATCGCCTGAGCCTTCGGATTGCTCTGGGATGCCTGATCCACTTGCGCTTGCAGTTGAGGAGAGAAACCTTGTGGAGTCTCGCCATTCTTGATTGCCTCCTGCTGGGATGATACCGACTGCAGAAGTTCATCACCAAATGGGAAATCACCAACCTGCAACAACTGCTCTAAGGTGATAGCCTGAGCTTGCCACAACTGCATCAGAAAGTCGTTTGCCATCTGACGATATACAGGAGTAGCCGTACACTCGGTGATATTGATGTCAAACTCTACATCACGAATCTTCTTCGGATCATAGCGCACAATCTGTCCTGCCCTGCCCATGATGTTGAAGTTGCGAGCCACATCATAGAACTGCTGCATATTCTTCACCGTCTTGTAAGCACCATCAATGATAAACTGGCTGAAACTCTCCAAGATGTCAAGCAGCGACATGGTGGCATTCTGTGTCTGCTGGGCATAGAGTGAACCGCTCGTACCCGACACTCCTGGTTTACCCTGCAGCGCACCATTCACACCCGAAATATCCTCGAAGAACTTCAACTGATAGTTGAGCAAGTCACCGATACCGATGTTCGTTGAGTTATTGGCTACTTGCTGAGGAACCTGACCACTCTTGTTCGGCTTGTACCTTACCACTCCGTTGAATCTACTCCACTCGTCACAGAAATCATCCCAGCTCATATCATCCGGCAGACAATCCTCAGGACAGAGCAGTACACCCTTGGCACTCGCCCTCATAATGAAGTCGTACATCGTGATCAGTCTGTTCACATATCTCTGCTGGTCAATCACATCTTCCACGAAGCTATGAATCTCGCCATCAATAAACGGATAGAACTTGAAGCAGTATGGATGCTCACCGTGGGCATAAGGAGTCTCACCCTCTCTCAGAATGTCTCCGAAAGGAGAAAGATAGTAGAAGTGCCAGTAATCATCCATAAACCACTCGGCTTCAATCAGCGGAATATCCTCTTCCATCATTCCAGCAGCCATACCTCGCCTGATTCTGTCTCTATTCTCAGCATCTACAATATCAGCCTTATCCTCAATATCAATCTTGAAATCGTCACCATTGTTATAGTCGTGACAGCGATAGCGTGGCTTACTTTCCTTGCGCCATACCTCAATCACTCGGCATAGTGAAGGATTGGCAGGATTCATGAAGTCGATGGTCTTCGGATCAAACTCTCCGAAACGCTGGGTGCAGTCGGCTATCACGAAGTCTCGGTCAGCAGCCAGTCGGTAAATCTCCTTCAACTTCCTTGCTTCGGCAGGAGTCTTGGCAAATTCTCTCAGCACATTGCCGATGGTAATGTCGTGAACCTCGCCCAAACAACTTACATCCCAGCCACGGAAATCCCTCATATTGTTATCTATGAAGAAATTATTCGGATTCACATAGTCTGTCCAGCAATCCAACCTTCCCCTTCGCCATCCATACTTCTTCTTGTAGATAGCCGCACCGCTGATCAGGAACTCCTCCATCGTTCGGGCATCCATTTCCGTCTCTCGGTTCAGTTGTCGGTTGCATTGGAGTACCACACTCATCGTTTCGCCATACCGCTTTTCATCCTTATCCCTCGCATTGCAGGTAGGTTCCTTGCTCTGGGAGCGGTACACACCCAGCACATTCTTCACCAGCCTTCGGATCAGGTTGTTCTTGAGCGGCTCACTACCCTGCTCACGGATATAGTCTTCCTCTTTGATACGCTTGGTAAAGCCGCACCGATTCTCGATTTCAATGAGGTCTCCCCACTGGTCTCCATAGCAGTACCGCTTGTTTCTCTCCCTACGCTTTCGGAAGTTATCCATATTGTTATAGTATCGTTGCGCTTCAAGCAGGATGGAGAAGGCACGCTCGTATGGCTTATCGAATCGGTTCTTGGAAGCTTTTACGCTATCCAGTTCCTCTCTGTCCACCACCTTGCTAAGCGACAACAACTTTGCTTTTTCTTTCTTCTTTGCCATGATTACGATGTTGATGGTTCAACAATATGTGCCAGTTTTCTGGCTACACCCAATAACCCAGCCGCAGTATCGGTATCTCCCATACTCACGCAAGTGAGATAGCCAGCCATATAAAGGATAGCATCTTTCAGGTTGCTCTGTAGATTGATATACCCTATACCACTGCTTTCCGTGATGATTTCCGGCTGAGCCACATAGGTGAAGTCAACCGTCACGCTATTCGATTTGCTCGTATATAGTTCTAGGTATCTACCGCCCTTGGTATGGATGATAGCCGCAATAGGTCGGTCGGGATTGCCCCTCACTCCATATTTGCAGCCCTGATACTTGTAGGCTTCATCATTCTCGGTGATGATTTCGGCATTGCGGTTCCAGTCGCTGGCTCTTACACTGAGCAGCCTGATCATATCGGCTGGCATATAGACCGTACCGACATAAGCATTGTTCTTCGATGCCCAATATACGCTGATGTTGTCTAGCTTGATTCCATCCACCATATCTACTGGCGCATCGGAAAGAATGATACTTGCTGCATCTACGATTTTACTCTTGATAAGTTCTGCCTGAGAGAGCGTATCAGTATCATCGGGAGTCAGCAAGCCGGAAGACTCTTGGTTTCTGTCCAAGATCACCTTCACTTCTTTCACCAAATCAGATACAGCATACTTCTTCATTATTCAAGTCCTTCTAGTTCAACACCCTTTTCCTTGGCAATAGACAAGATGTCCTCCTTGGTCTTCAACTTCGAGCGGCTCACACCGAAGGTCTCAGCCAGATAGTCTCTGGCATCCTCAAAGTCTGTCACGATATGGGTCTTCTTCTCCTCAGCCGCCTTCTTCTTGGTCTTGGCAGCCGCTCTCTTCTTGGCTTCGGCAGCTTCCTTCTTCTCGTCAACGGCTTCCACCAAGAAGAACTTGTCATTGAACCAATAATGAGACTCGATAGCCTTCTGCAACTTCTCGTCTCTTGTGCCATAGATACTGCAACCCATAGTCTTACCCTCGAAGACAACTCTCACTCGTTCGTTACCAACCATAACGCTGAACGACAAATCCGTACCAGCTTGATATTTCTTATACATGATTATACCTTATTATATATGTGTTATAAAAAAAGGGATGGGGCTAGTGCCCACACCCCTCTCTATTTAATGAATAATTTGCCGAATTTGCCCTGCATTAAGCAGCAGCCTTGGTCTCTTCTGTCTCAGATGTGCCCTCTGCATCAGGAACCTTGGCAAGTCGCATACGAGCGTGTGCCTTAGGGTACTTCAAGTACAGACAAGCAACCTCCTGAATAACTACTGCATCGGTGTTACGGATTCCAGCCTTCTTCAAGTCGAGAACGTTACGAGTCCAAGACAAGTGTACTCTCTTCACCAAGAACTCAGGATCAAGAGCGAAGCCGCAGTCACTCATACCGAAGAGGTCGAACAACTCTGAGTGAATCATCAATACCTCACCGAAGTCTGTCTCCCAACTCTTGAACTTCAAATTCCATACCTCAACGGTGTCCTTCAAGCGGAACTTGTCTGAATCAATCTTACTGAATGCACGGACGAAGTCTGAGCCAGCGATAACCACCTTGCGCTTGTTGCCGATACCAGTGCCGACAAACATATCCTTGGAAATATCTACCAGCTCCAAGTCTGTGATAACTCGCTCATTCTTGGTGTAGCCCTTCTTGATCTCATCGGCAGTAGCAATATGACCTACCTCAATATCCTTGCCAGCCATCCACCAGATACCCTTGGTAAACCACTGAGCTGAGTTGTTCTTGGTAGTATGCTTGATGCAAGCCATATCACCGAAGAGATAAGAACCCTCCATGGCAAGTCGCATATCATAGATGCTATCCTCCTCAATGTCTGAGAAATCCCAATCCACTCGCTTGTCAGCAATCTTATCGAAGGTACTCTGCTCAACCTGAATCATGAAGTTCTGGCAGTACTGAATATCAGAATCAGGAAGGTTGTTGAAACGACCAGTCTGTACATCCAGCTCGCCGCAGCTCTTTGCCATACGAATCAACTTCTGACCCTGCTTCAAGGCAGGAACACCGATAGGCTGCTTGCTGACCATGTTACCATTAATGGCATACACGATAGGAAAGCCTTCTGTGTCCTTACCACACACACAGAGTACCAAATCAGGAGTAGGAGCATCAGTAATGGTTGAATAAGCGACACCCTTATAGTTAGTGACAGCCTTCACACCAACCACTCGGATGGTATCATCAAGCGTAAACATTTCAGGGTCTTCTACCTTCAATACCATAGATGTACCAGTACTTGCCTCCGTATTCTCTTTTACTGTGGTTCGGATAGGACGAGTACCGATACTCCAATATTCAACTACAAAGGAGCTTGCCGGCTTGGTTGTGGCATAACGGGAAATCTGATCTACTGGTGTTGCCATCGGGCGAATCTTGATAATCTTCTCGTTGATGTCATTGTTGTAATACTCAATGCCCTTCTCGTTAAAGTGCTCACGACCCTTGGTCTCCGTCTTGATACCATCATCCTGACGAGCCGCACCACCATTGCCAGCTTCACCAGCAGCAGGAGCACCACCAGCTTCCGCAGGGTGACCACTCTCAGAAGTACCGCCATCAGGAAGAGTAGCCTCAGCCATCAGTACCTGACCATTGACACCAAAAATAACTGCCATCACCATAATGAAAATGGAGAACAGTCGATTAAATGTACTTTTTGTTACTTTCATTATCCTAAATATTAATTAAACATTATATAAATCTAACTCTATCTTATCGGATGCGTGTTCGCTTCTCGTTTCCACGCTCCCAGATGTTTCCTCTTCGGGTAGCCCTGCCAAGCGCACCCAGTTCCGGCTGGTTGTCGGTCTTCTTGGTCTCGGCATTCGCTGAGTCAAGGTCGGCAGTACCATCGCCCTTCTTGCGCAGCTCCAAGTTCTTCATGTGCTTGGTGTTCTTGCCACGCACCTCACCTTCGTGAGCAGCATCAGCTACATCTGTATCGTGATTCTTTGCCTTGATGAATGCAGTAATCATATCCTCTGTGAAGATACCTTTCACCACATTGTTCATCGTCTGAAAGCACTGGTCGATAGCTTCGTTCACCGCTTCCTCGCCATACTTCTCCTCCAGCTTGTCGAAGACCGCATAGCTGGCTGGCATATTCTTGTCGTACTCCTCCTGCAATTTCTTGCCATCAGACGCATTCTTCAAGAACTCAGACTGAGCATTGGCAATCTCGTCAGCATTATCAGGATCAGAGTAGTAGTCGATAGCATCCTCACCATGGGTACGAATCAATTCTGCATAAGGACTCTTGCCAGCCTTCATCGCTTGCAGGAAGGTAGCCGCAGCAGGGTCACTGCCCATCCAGTCAGCCATCGCCTTCTCGTTATCCTTGTAACCTTGCAGAGACTTCTGGTCGGCATCATAATCATCATTGATAGCACCATAGATAGCTTCATCATCCGCATACTCGGTATCGGGGTGACGAGTCTTCAAACGTTCCAAAGCCAAGTCTCTCTTGGTCTTCGTAGCTTGCTGTGCAGCAGCACCAGCATTCTGTTCCGTATTTGTATTATCAGGCATATATATATGTATTAATTTATAAATCAATGCCCAAAAGTAATGCTTTTCCGCCTATAATTAATCTTATCCGTTAACTTTAATTAATCGTATATGAATAATTTGGTTGTTTCAATACTTTTTTGTATCTTTGCATCATAAGAGAATGAAACATAAAGGATCACGATGTGACTTTACACAAGAGCGAAACGCTGACATATTGAGAGCTTACAAGGAAATCATATCAGTAAGAGACAATATCAGCCTCTTGGAGATTGAGCAGAGATTACTGAAATCTTCAAGCAAGCGTTTTTGGGTCTCGGATATCAGGGCTTACAATGTTATTCTGACGATGATCAAAGGGAAATCCTTGAATAACATGAATCCTACCAAGAGAGAAATGTTTCAGGAAATATACCGCAGATTTATTGATTATACCAAGCAGCATCCTTACATCACCAAGTTGGATGCCATTAGTTACGTGTGCAATCAGGAGGCTCCCAGTTTCTATCTTTCTCCGAAATCCATACACGTGATTCTTCATAAGGTGAGAAAAGAGGAGAAGGAAAGATGTTACGAATTAAGAAAGAAAAGATTGCGCTTTATGCTGTGTACATTATAATAATGTGTATCACATTCCTTGGTTACGATGGGATGGGTCTCTATGAAGGTTGCTCTATGCTGAACCGACTTACCTACCCATTCTTCCATCAGAACATCTTCCATGCTGCCATCAACCTTTGGGTGCTGCATCAATGCCTGAAAGCCAGACCTTGCGGCATCGTAGATATGGTGGTGTTCTATCTCATAGCCATAAGCTATTACCACAGTTCTAGCGTACCCATTATCGGTCTCAGCGGTATCGTATATGCCTATATGGGTTATATCGCCCCATTCGTAGAGAAGAAGGTGAGATACAACATCATCATTCTCTCGTATATATGTGTAGGATTTTTCATTCCTTGCATGGCAGTGGGCATCCACATCTATTGCTATGTAGTCGGTCTGTTGTGGGGGTATCTTAATTCTCCGATATGCCAAGACAAGTAGCCATAAGAACCAAGCTGACAGATGCACTAGACAAACATGTATTGAGCATCCTGACTGAGAATGAGAAGCGCATCAAGGAAATCAACACTCCTTTCAGCCCGATCAAGGGTGAAGGTTGTGGAGATAAGCGATTCCTGCTCTTCCTGCCTGACTTCCCGATTCAGAAGCAGCACCTCCCGATGAGCATGAAGAAGATTCCGCTCATCAAGATGCTGCTGGAACTGGGTAGCTGCAAGGCGGTGATTGAGGAACTGCATGAGGATATGGATGAGCCATACAACATTGAAGAGGAAATGGAGCAACTGGTGGAGCAGTTCACCCGAATCAGGATGAAGCACGACCCCTTCTTCTTCTTCGCCATGTTCATCTATATCAAGCCGAAAGGTGGAGGTCTCCCCTTCCGCTTTGTGCTCAGAAGACCGCAGCGCAGACTGCTCAGGCGGCTGGAGGAAAGAAGAAAGAAGAACCGCCCTATCCGACTCATCCTCTTGAAGGCTCGACAATGGGGAGGTTCAACGGTTATTCAGATGTACTTCCTTTGGCTGCAAATTATGTGGCAGAAGGGTCTCAACTCGCTCATCATCGCTCAGGTCAAGGACACGGCAGAAACTATCCGAGGAATGTTTGATGAAGCGTTGAAGAAATTTCCGACCAAGTTCCTGCATGAAATGGGAGAAGCCTATTCTGAGAACGAGCCTAAGTTTGTAGGATTTGGTACATCCGGCAACGTGAAGAAGGTTCCTCAGCGATTCTGTAAAATCAAGGTAGGTTCTATGCAGAATCCGACTTCCGCCAATGGTGAAGATTACAACCTCATCCATTGTTCTGAGGTAGGATTGTGGGAGAAGACAGAAGGCAAGTCTCCTGAGCAAGTTGTTCAGAATGCAACCAATGGTGTGCTCTACAGACCATACACCATGATTGTATATGAGTCAACCGCCAATGGTACTGGTAACTTCTTCCATCAGGAATGGCTGGCAGCAGAGAAAGGTGAATCAGTATTTGAGCCGTTCTTCGTTCCTTGGTTTGAGATTTACGACCTCTACCATCTTGACTTTGAAAGCAAGAAAAAGAAGGAAGAGTTTGCCAAATGGTTATACGACAACCGCAACAACACCAACACGATGTCTAACCGTGATGAGCCGGGTACATACCTTTGGAAATTGTGGCAGATGGGAGCACCATTGGAAGCCATCAACTGGTATATTGTGGAGCGCAAGAAATTCACAGACCATGGAGATATGGCTAGCGGATTCCCATCTGACCCAGTAGAGGCATTCAAGCACTCAGGAGCCAAGGTATTTGCTGAGGAGAAGGTTGACCAGTTCAAGAAAGGTTGCCGATCACCTAAGTTTATCGGTGATGTTTATGGTGATGGTTACAAGGGCAAGAAGTGCCTACAGAACGTGCGATTCACGGAAGACAAGACTGGGCAGTTGTGGATATGGAGCAAGCCGGAGTACTTTGACGATTGCAAGGTGACCAACCGATATTTGGTTGTAGTGGATATTGGTGGTAGAGGTAGTAAGGCTGACTGGTCTGTTATCTGTGTCTTCGACCGATATTGGATGATGGAAGGTGGCAAGCCGTATGTGGTAGCCCAATGGTATGGGCATATTGATATGGACTTGCTGGCATGGAAGGCTGCACAGATAGCCAAGTACTACGATAATGCCCTCTTGGTGATTGAATCCAACACTTTGGAGACGAAAGACAAGGAACATATTTTGGAAGGTGGTGATCAGTCTGAGTTCATCCTGAATCAAATCAAGGATGTGTATGACAATCTCTATGCACGCAAGCAGAGTGAAGCAGACATCAAGGAAGGTGTTCCACGCAAGTACGGATTCCATACCAATATAGCAACCAAGCCAATGGTTATCTCTGTACTGGTTCAGGTAGTCAGAGAGCATCTATACGTTGAACGAGACCAGCGATGCCTGAACGAGTTCCTTACCTACGAGAGAAAGAAGAACGGAGCATACGGAGCCATTGATGGTAAGCACGATGATTTGCTCATGACAAGAGCCATCGGACTCCATATCTGCTTCAATGAAATGGAAATGCCAAAGATGATTCAGATTCAGGCTAGAGTAATGAGAAAAAAGGTTTCTGTTTCGGCAGCAACCATCATATAGTTTCAATTTTAATAATTACGATTATGAAGATTACTAAGATTTTCAAGCGCATCAAATGCGAGATTATGTACCGCCAAGCTACGGCTAAGGCAGACTATGCAGCCAAGAAGGACAAGGGTGAAATCTACTTTGTCCTACCTACGGAGAAGGGCAAACTGATGATTATGAACCGCCCACTCTTCGAGACTTTCAAGAAGACAAAACTGGTAGATAAGGATATGAAGTCAAGAGACCTCTTCCGTGATTGTGTCTATCATACCAACTGCAAGAGCGAGAGAGGAAAGCGCAGCCGCAAGCGCAAGTTCCTCAGATGGAAGGGCTTGATTTAGTGCCCAAAAGTTAATGGATAAGAGATAGGTAGAGAAAATTCTGCCTATCTTTGCGCTATTATTAATAATGTGTATCAAAATATGATTTATAAAATTGTGCAAGGAAATAGCTTCAAGCTTCACGTCTTGGTGCGGAAGATGGACGTATCGAAGGAGTTTCAGAGACTCATCGACTTCGATATGAATCTGGCTACCGACATCAGTGTGGAACTGCATGGCTGTTTCTGTGATACGGTTTCCGTACCCATTCAAGTTGCAGGAATCCAAGGAAACATCCTGATTTGCGACATTCCACCGACACTTGAACTCGGAAACTACAACATCAAGGTTTCGTGGAAATATGAAGGCAGCGAAATGGTCAGCATCGAGCGCAACCTTCTGAGAATCGTAGATCATAATTCACAGAGCAACATTCCAGTAGGTATTGTTGAAGGCGAGCATACAGGATTGTTTGACCTCCGCTATTACATCGTCACAGATAACCAGTCAACTTGCCCAATCTCCTTCATCGTTCACAATGCCAAATTCAGTTACACCATCAATGGTGAAACGCAACTGGTGGAGAATCAGGAGAACTTCATGCTGAATGGTGCTATCAGCAACGGAAAGAAGCTGGAAGCAGAAATCATTCATATTCAGGGATTCAGCATCGGTATGGTCAAGGTGTTGATGAATGGCAAGGATGTGACCGAGGAGTATTATAATAGCGACACCCACAAGATTATCATCCCAGCCGTATCAGGTTACGTAACCATCACTGCAAGCGGAACCGTCAATGCAAGCTACTATGGCGCATCTGCTGCCAAGGATATGAGCGAACTGAATATGGAAGACCTCACCCTGCTTGAAGATACGCTTGTTGGCAAGACTCTCACCATCGAAACGACAGACGAGAAACCATACATCTGGTTTGTCAGCCGCCAGCCACTCACCTTCAATCAGTGTGGTTTTGAAGCTTCCCTGAACACCACCAAGCTGGGTGACCTCTACTACTATTGGTCAGACGAGCTGGTAGCTGGTGACGATAACGAATATCAAATTAAACTTAAAGAATAAATATGGCAGAAAAGAAAAAGTACAATAGCATCCTGATCAGTGGGCGCAAAGACGAGACTCTGACATATTCTAGGTACATCAAGGACGAGGAGTCGGGTGAATCCGTAAAGGAAACACTCGACAAAAAGGTCAATGTATCGGATGAGTTGGAGACTCAGCAGATCAAGGACGGTGCTATCACTCGCCCCAAACTGGCGGAAGGTTCAGTAGATGCCACAAAAATGGATTCTGATCTTATGAACATCATCGAGGCATCGGTTGGTATTCCTGAGAATCTGATCAAACAATTTGAAAATCATTCTGAGAATCTAGCAAAGTTGAATGATACGGTTTATCCTATCACTCTTGGATTCAGTATCAATCCAAATGTAGGCTCTATGCAGACAGATGTTCGCTATTCCATCATCAGCGATGGCAAGCCACTTGTGCCTGATACATTCCTTATCAGCAAGCAGATTAATGATGCCACTCCAAAGTCTCTTTCAAACACTCCTGCATCCGGTGGAAATCTATCCACTCCAATAGAAGGAGCAAAAGAAATCTTCAAGTTGGAAGTTGGCAAGAAAGGCAGAACTGGCAAGAGCACATTCCATACTCGTTATCTCTGCTATCATGGTGGAAACCCAGCAGCTACAATGACCGCTGAAATCCTCAATACGCTCAGCAAGGTATCATCCACAGGATTGTCATTCAATCCAAAGGTAACAACCAAGGATAATGATTACATCTGGTTGGTAGTACCTAGCTATCTCTCAATCAGCCGTGTAACCAGTGCAGGATTTGATGTGATTCTTACTGCTCCTCAAACTATAACAAATAGTCTAGGCAGCTTCAAAGCATACAGAACTGTCAATCCTCTCACTCCAGCTATATGGAATTTAGTAATATCGTAAATATTAAAAGATATGTCAGATAATAATATTAATGTAACAGCTCCGTTACATGCAGCCACCAAGAAAGGTAAGCTAGGCGCAGCCAAGGAAATCTTTCTTGAAGGAGATACGCAGACTGTTGAAAAGGAAATCCAAGACATCAATTCAAGGCACAATACTCTGAACACCAAGCATGAAAGTTTGAGCAAAACAGTTCAAGGTATTGCTGCTACTGGTGGAGCAAGTACTGCTACTAATGTTACTTATGACAACACTAATAGTGGCATGACTGCTGAAAACATTCAGGATGCTGTTGATAAGCTTGCAAAAGAGAAGGCAGACTCATCTGATGTAACAAAGCAGCTTGATAAAGTAACAATTAAGGATGAAGATGGAACTGTAGTTGACACTCCTTTCCGTTATATTCAGAATGAAGAATTTATTTTTGCCAAGGTAGATGCAGAAGATAAACTTCTCTTCGGTATTCAGTGGGATGGTACTCCTGTATTTGGTAAGACAAGTGAAGTAGAGGACGAGCTACAGGAACAGATAACTATTCTTGCAGAGAGGGTAGCAGCCATCATGGGTGATGAGGACATCACAAGTACCATTGATACTCTGAATGAGTTGAAGACCTTCTTTGCCAACATTGAGAACACTCAATCTTTGACAGATATACTGGCTAATCTTGATAACGTAGCCAAGAACCTTGATAAGACAACTATCAAGGATGAAGAAGGCAATGTTCAAGATACTCCATTCAGGGTTATTGAGAATGAGGAGTTCATTATGGCAGTAGTAGATTCTGAGAATAGAGTTCTCTTTGGTATCTATAGAGCTACTGGCAAGCCATATTATCCTCTGAATGATATGTATCACATATCTCAGAGTGAGGAGTTCCTTTGGGTTATTCTTGATGCAGTAAATCATCCTCTTCTTGGTATCAAGGAAGATGGTACTTGCTGGGCTGCCAAGGCTCAGTGGCTTGATGATATTAAAGCAATCAAGGAAGCACTTTCAAGCATTGATGAAACGTTCAAAACCTTCCAGCCAAAAGAAGATGGCAAGGGATTGATTAATATGGAAATTGCAGACAGCTTCTTCTATATCTCCAATGATGAGTACATCATAGCAGTGGTAGACACAGAAGACAGAATCCTTGCAGGAATCAAGTATGATGGTCAGCCATATTTCCCTAACCGCGAAATGTACTCTGTAATAACCAACGAGGAATGGCTATATGCCATCATTGATGCTGAGGAAAAGATTCTTGGTGGTTTTCGTGCAGACGATGGTCACATGATAGTTGGCGGTATTGATATTAGTAACTTTATTGCCAATGCTATTATTGATGTAGCAGACATCAAAAAACGTATAGCTCATATTTCTATAATAGACAATGACGAATATCTTTCTATTGAGACAGATGTAGAGGGAAAAGTGATTGGATATACCACTCCTGATGGCAGCCATTATCTCTACAAGGTGAAATCTGAGACCATTCCTGAAGAGTTTTCTCATATTGAAGACCCAGAGGAAAGGACGGAAATAACAACTGATTCTGATGATAAGGTACTGTCATATCGTGACTCGCAAGGCAAGAAGCATGAGCATGATATGGAAGTTACAAACCTTGATGTATCAAATCTTGATGTATCAAATCTTGATGTATCAAACCTCAATCTACAAGGCAATAGTGTGAACAATATCCAGGATGCTCTGAAAGCAAATGGTTTTGATGTAAAAACACCTGTTGATTGGAGCGAAAGTAGTTTCATCCAGATACCAGAGCCAAGATTTGCTATCATCAATATCACAAATATAGATTCTATGCCTACAACCAAGACAGATAACAAGAAGGCTTTCTTGGAGTTTTGGGATATGCAGGGCAACTACTTCAAGAAGCATGCTATTCTCAATGCACAAGGTAACTCTTCAATAATCCATAAGAAGAAGAGCATAGCTGTAGATTTTTGTGAAGATGAATGGGTGGGCGATGATACAACATCTGTGAAAATAGGTAATTGGATTGTTCAAGACAGCTTCCACTTAAAGGCATTTTATTGCTCTTTTTATAAAAACGAATGTCCTGTTTCTTATAGGATATGGGATAGAATGTGCCATACATATAAGTTTACAGAAGATAGACCATATAAAGACTATCTTGCAGGTAAGTTCCCAGATAAAGGAGCAAATGTGACAAATTCCAACTTCGGACAAAACAACGCATTTGAAGCTAGATGTGTGCCTGATGGATTTCCATGCGCAGTATATTTGAATAATACTTTTTGGGGGATTTACTCATTTCAGTTGAAGAAACATAGAGATAATTACTTTATGGATAAGGAATCTACAACAAATATTCATTTGGATGGTGACTCTTATGTAAATCTTTTCAATGGAATTATTGATTGGAAATTTATGGAAATAAGAAATCCAAAGCCTAAAAAATGGAAATTGTATGATATGGATGGAAACAAGTATGACGGTGATTCTCCTAAAGAATTAATGGGGAAATATCTGTCAGATGGAGAAACTATAAATCAAAATTATGATGAGAATAACGAAAGTCATAAAAAAAGTGCAGAGGTTAAGCAGAATATAGTTGCTCTCAGTAACTATATGAAAGATTTAAAGATATATGAAAATGCCTACGAAGAAGCTGTTAGGAATAATTTAGGTAAAGAAGAAGCTCTTGCTACCCTTAAAAGAGAAATAGAGAAGCGTTTTGGTGTAAAATGGATTATGGACTACATCCTGATTATGTGTTTGTTGCAAGATAGAGATAGCATAAACAAGAACACACAATGGACTACATGGGGTGCTGTCGATTCTCTGCTTAGATGGAATCCTAACCCTTATGATATGGATGGAACTTTCGGATGTGATTCTACCGTTGGCTTTACTAACCTGAGTCCTTTTGGAATTACTTTAGGAAAGGATACGAATACTCCATATTCATATATCTGGAAATACTATTTGGATGATATGAAAAAGCGCTATGCCGAACTTAGACAAAAAGGTGTATTCTCATATAACGTCATATTCAAAGAATATCTTGATTGGGTAAACAGAGTCGGTTCTGAATATTACAAACTTGAAGTAAAGAAGTGGAGTGAAAGTCCTTCAAACAGAGATAGTCTGTTAAATACAGAATGGGTGTTGACAGGTTCAAATTACCTAACTTACACTGACTCTGCTACAAATTGGTCAAATGCAAAGTCCTACACAAAAGGAAAATTGATTAAATTTGAAAGAAAAGTTTATAAATCTATATTAGATAACAATATAAATCATCTACCAACTGATAATAATTCAGAGTGGTGGAAATTAGTTTCTGTCCAAGCAAAAACATATAATGCAGGTGATACTGTATATGATGGATATTCTAATTTCTTCCAATTTAAAGTTCCTGTTGGAAATTCTATAACAGTAACCATCAGTGAAGATAGTCCTAGGAGCGACAAACTTTTAAATACACCATTTACTGGTTTTTATGAATACTATCCTCACGAAGGTGGACGCTATGATAGTATATATAGAATATCAAAATGGATAGAAAGAACAATTGAATTAATGGATTCCCAAATGGAATATAATGTTTAATATTTAAAATTATAAAGATATGAAATGTTTAGTAACAAAACTTAATGGCTCTGTGAATGCGAGCCTCCCTATGTTAGGAATGTATAGCGTATATGCAAAAGCAACTTCTGCTGATTCTCATTTTTGCATCAGTGTAGTACCAGAACAAAGTGTAAGGGTTAAATCTGACATAGCATTTGATGCTAAGACAGGAGATCCTAATGGTCCAACGACAACATTAGCTTCAGGTGTAAAGGATTATACTTTTACGAAAAGAACTAACGACGGTAAATACTTCTATGTATCTTGCCCTAACAATGGAAAGGAGAATTTGTATTATATTTCTAAAAGAAATACAAAAGAATTGTCATATACTAGTCCTAATTCAGTATCTTTAAATGTTGAACTAAGTTTACCATCAAGTACATTAACGTTCAATGATGATTTGACTAAGTTAATCATTAATCAAATCGATGGAGATATTTCAAAAATTCATTGTGTTAATTTAGAGTATTTTTCAGTTAAATATACTGAGGGTAAATTTCCTATTAAAATGCTTCGTAATTTAAAATCGCTTGTAATTAACGGAAATAATAACAAGTTAGAATTGAATATTTCAAATCTATCTGGAGAATACGGCTCTAAACTTAATTTATTCCTGTTAAATAGCACTTCAAATATAACTGGAGATATTCTCGAATGGGCAAAGCGCATACAGAAAGCCGGTAGAACATCAGGAACAGTAGAAGTACAAGGAGTTAATTCCCAAGCAACTATTGGAAATTATTCTTGGGGAGAGAAATTCAAAGTTATCACCTTTTCAGAGTCAGGTTGTACTGTTACCGATAAGAACTAGAAAACATGCCCAGAAGCCAAGGCTTACGTAGATGAGCATAACTTGGTGTATGAGGAGCCAAAGTATGGGGAGTAAACCATACAGATAAAGAAGAAGGGTGAGTTGTTTAAGCTCACCCTTTTCTTATTCTGAAAGTAGAAACAACAACATTAATCATACACCTTAAAGAACTTCTCGCACAAACTCCCCCATCATATAGCAAGGTTCCTCACAGAACATATCAATATGATCCTGCTCGCATATATGCGCTACTACGTGAAGGAGTTCGTGACCGATGGTATTGATGATACTTGCGGCATTGCCCTTACCTATGGCAAGAACGCTCCTCCGTTGGGCAAGGTTGGAATACGTGAGACCTCTGTCTGCACTCTGCTTGGTTAGATGTTCTTGGGCTTCTGATAACGGATTGCCGCTGCATCCTATATCAGAAAGAGCATAGCATATCTCATCGGCATCATCCGGCTGATAACCTATGAAACATACTATGCTCCAATCGTACTTCGGGAGTTGTATTACTCTTCTGATCATAACACATCTTCCCAAGGGATAGGCACTCCGTTGTGGCAGCAGTCGGCATAGAATCGGTTGAAGATGAAGCCATCCTTCTGGTCGGCATCATCCACCATATCCTTGATGAACTGGGCTAGCTGCTCCTCATCCTTGATGGAAGACTTGTAGAAGTCTGCCCTCGCCATATTCGCCACATATACATGGTCGTAGCCTATCTTATTCTTCACCTCAATTCCCTGACCTAGCAGAAGGGCATCCACCTTCTCCTTATCCCAAAACGAGATACCAACATCACGCTTGGTAGAAGGGTCGTACTTATACATCTGCTTAACCGCCCACTCACACATCTTCTTGCTGAAATGATAGCCATTGTATCTGAGATAGGCAACCATTGCCTCAGGTTTGAGGTCATACATATCCAATGGCATTCTGCATTTTCCCATATTGCTAAATATTAATGGGAGTCTGGTTTCGACAAAAATGCCGCTACCAAAACTCCCAAGTTAAACAAAGCATAACACCTTCGGGGGATAGTCATATTTGCATTACTTCTTCTCAGCCTTCGCCTTCTGGTTAGCCACAACCACCTTATTGGCTGGCTCCAGCACGGAGAGGATTCGCTTTCTCAGTTCACGGATTCTCTTCATATCCTCGGCATTGTAGGCATTCTTGTGTTAAAACAGTGTTAAACTGGTTTCAAAACTTGGCAGTTTGAAATATTCTAAGTACTTTTGCCTCGTTCAAAAATTCAAAGTTATCTACCACGATAATAAAATTATATGGTTTAAAAATCCGATGATGGCAGACGTTCAAACTGCTGTCTAGGCGTAACATATTTGGGGCAGACTCCTTTCCGTGTAATGTAATGGTGCATGGGCGCATAAGTTGTGTGGTAGAGTGCGTTGAACAAAAGGTCAGTTTGCCCCTTTAAAGTTTCTACCACAATATGGAACAGAACAAGAATTTACCACTTTTCATGAAGATGGTTCAGTCAACATTTGGAGACGTTGACGAGGTTTGTAACGAGATTAACGAAGCAGCACTCGACTTAGCTATTACTCCTTTGGAGAGCTGGTCAAGTTACCCAACCGTCCAAAGAGCACTTTGGGTAATGCTGGAGTTGAGAAGAGCATTTGATGTTCTCAGACCAGATGTTGAAGTCAGATTCCCTGAGGTTTTCGGAGAGGATGAAGACGAAGATGAGTAAGAAAAAAGGGAGTAGGCTTTGCGCTTACTCCCCTTTTTGTTTATCTTACCTTGGATTGCAGTTCATAGAACTTGTCTCGCTCGGAACGAATCTGTTTCAGGATTGTCTGCTTGGCATCATATCCGTCAGCAGAAACCAGTTTTTCCTTCAACTCCTTAATCTTCTTGCCATACGTGGTATATTCAGATTTCAAATCCTTGTATGCCTTGAAGTTTGGATGCTTACTCATAAAGATGTACTTCATTGCATCTGTCTGATTGTTGTACTCATCATTCAGGGCAGCGTATCGCTTGTTGAGCACCTTATTGTAGGTACTGATAGCATTATCTTCCGCCACATCAATAGACATCTTTACTGCATCGTAAGCCTCTTCGCTAGGTTCCTTACCCTTCTTCTCTTGGTTCAGACCTTCCTTTGCTATTTGCTCGTCAGCAGCAGCATTGGCATCATTGGCACGTTTCTTGGCTATCATATCCTTTAACTTAGGGTCAGAAGTAGTATCAAAGAACTCATCAGCCTTCTTCTTATCATACTCGTCCCACTTATCCATCTTATCCTTGATCTTCTTCTCAAATGACTTCTGGTACTTGTCAACATAGCCATTGAAGGTATCGGCATCCATACCAATCTGAGAAAGGAGATTGTCACGATTGATTTGTCTCTCGGCATATCTCTTCTCCAGTTCTGCCAATGGAACCTTGTTTATATCATCGGCATCAAGACCAGCCAAAGACAAGAACTTCTTCATGGCATCTTTGTCTCCACTCTTCAATCCCAGTTCATCCATATACAACTCACGGATGCTTTCCTCAGGAGCACTGATAGCCTTCAAAATACCTATCTGCCATTCCTTAGCCGTATTACCATTATCATAGTCTGCCTCAGCGAAAGCCTGATATAATGCTCCCACGGTCTCAGGATTGAATCCTATGAGCGATTGAACTCCAAGCATACCCAACTTATTTGCTACAGAATACCACTTCTGGTTTCCTATCATTGAATAGATGTTAGCCAAGTCAGATGTGGCAGGATTGATGTATAGATTCTGATACTTGAACACCTCTGGGTCAAACGTTGGTTTGCCATCCTCCACCTTCAATCCTGCATTGAGAATGTTCGATGCAAATGGAATCACATAGTTGTCAGACAAAGATGTGGCAAATCCTTTGAGCACAGCTTCCTCTATCATATCCGTCTTCTTATCATCATCATCGCCAGTGAGCAAGTAAGGAAGTACCTTATATAAAGCCCAAGAGACAGGAACGAGAGTAGCGAAGTTAATCAATCGTCCGATACTCTGTCTGAATGTTCTGTTATATGTAGCCTTGGCTATAGCCCTTGCAGTATTCTCGTCAAGTCCATCCTCTTCCATGATTTGTCGGGTCATAGACTCTATGAGTGTAGTCTTATGCTTTCCACCCCAGAAGTCATAGGTTCTCGCCAGTCCTCGGCAAGCCTCAATCTGCATACGACCATAAGCGTAGTTGGCATTCTTGAAGAGTGAGAGAGCGGCAGACGCATAGGTTCTATCCACCTGCATAGGCGATAAGTACATACCACCAGAAGACTGCTGTGTCTTGTTGTATGCAGCCACAGCCTTATAATAAGCCTTCTCCTCAGCCTTCTCCTTTGGATAGCCTAGCTTGGTCAGGCGGTTCACCTCTGTCTCATAAACAGAGCGAGCACCTACAGCACAAGTTATTCCATCCACAAGGATATTTGGAGCCATACCTATCTTGGATATAGTCTTAGTCCAATCATGCCACTTCTCCAGTTCATCAAGATACTGCCTCAGTTTCACATCGCCATAGGTCATATTCTCAACACGCTTTCTGAAATCAGGAATATTCTCCATCGCCCACTTCCATGAGCCGTAAGGGTTAACTCCATTCTTCACGAATCGGGTAAAGTCACACTCAGGAAGGAATACCGTTGCTGACTGGCTCTGCTTGATGGCAGTCCATAAGCGACCCGAAATCTTAGCGACAGCGATACCACCCATAGCAGCAGCAATCCTGCTATCCATCATACCAGCATTCACCTTTGGCTTGTATGTGCCAGCAGCAATCTGTGCGGTCTGCTTGAACTCATCCCACAAGGTCTTACCACTACCATAAGCCACGGAACTCATATTCTGTACCTGGTTTCTGAAATGAGTGTAAGACAACAGCGTATTGATGTCTTGTCTGAATGGCAGCATAGCCGACCACTCCTCCATTTCCTGCAAATGGTTGAAGGCAACCTCAAAGGCATCAGCATTCTCAATATCAAGAGGAATCACATTCACTCTACGAGTAACAATAGCACCAGTAGATGTACCAGCCAACTGACTCATTGCATCAGAATCTTGATTCACATCTTCCTTAACGTTTCTTGCTCGGTTATTGATGGCAAGAGGGAAATAGTTCTCAACCTCCTTCATAGGAGCACCGAAGTACTTGGTATGGGTAGCTTGGTATCTTCTCTGACACTCAGGAAGGTATTCATCCTGCAACCACTCACCCATAGCCTTCACTCTTGGGTCAAGGTTTTCCTCGATTGCAGCCACATCTTCCTCTGTGATACCCATAGCACGGAGTTTCATTTCTCCATCAGTCTCCTTATTGACCAGATAGATATAGAGCATCTGACCTTGTTTCAGATGGATGGTTCGCTTACCAGTCTCCTTGTTGGAGTAGTCAGTAACCTCAACGTCCATTTCCTTCATACCTTTACCATCAATACCTACCAGCTTCATAAACTTCTCCTTGCCGAACAGTTCCTTGGTCTTCTCATCAAGGGCATTTCGGTTCATTTCATTATATAGCTGTTCCTCATCAAGAGCATCTTGATTCAGTTTCGTGAAGTAGTTGTATAAGTAACCCTCGCCATTTGCTGCTTTCTTACCGAAGAACTTCAAGAACTGCTCAAAGGTATAGGTAGAAGAGAATACTGCACGCTGCAAGTCATTGTTCACCAGTTTCTTCTTGGCAGTTGTGGTATCATAATAGGTAGAATCCACACCTTCCAAATCCAAGTTGGCACGATGCAGGATTTCGTTCTTGTGCTCGGCAATCTCCTCTCGGAACTCCTTTGCCCTACCCTTACTCTCCTTCACCATTCTCTGAATGTTATTCAGGAGATTCTCAAACATGGTAATGCGGTCAAACTTATTCTCAAAGAGCTTCTTTTCCAAAGACTTCAACAAATCCTTGTCTTCCTTGGTAGCATCCTTCTTATTCTTCAACTCGCCAATCTGTCTCTGCAACTCGGAAATATCGGCATCATTTCCGCCAATCTGCTGCTTATACATGATGGCAGCCTGAATGCCAGCAAGTCTGTAGTCATTCATTTCCACATTGTCTTCATTCTTGGCAGAATCTTCCTCAATGTTTGCGATATAGGTATTCAGAGAACTATCATCCATATTGATAGCCTTCTTATACTCGCTCATGAAAGCCTGACCCTTGGCATCAAGAGAGCCCATCTTGATCACACCACTCTGGTCTGCCCTTGCGCCCTTGGTATTGATAAGGTTATCGTAGGCAGTAGAGAGACGGTTGAGATAGTTTTCAGCAAGGATTCCCATAGCCTTGTCGAGATACTTCTTCACGTCATTGACTCCAGTGGCATTCTTGGCAGCAGAGAGAAGGTTGCCCACCTTACCCCTGCTCAGTCCGTCACCCCATCCGATGTTGAGCATCTTTCGTACTAGATCAGATACCGCCTTAACCGTTCTCTGATCATAGTTCTTCTGATTCAGAACCGCTCTTCTGATATTGCGAATCTGCTTGTTCATATCCTCCAAGTCAACAGATAAATCAAAATCCTTTGGCTTTGGAGCAGACTTCCAGAGTTCCTTCTTCTTGTTGTACTCTTCCAAGTCTTCTGTATAACCGATTTCAGTTGAATAGTTTTCACGATGAGGACGGACTGGCGGATAAGCATCAGGAGAAAGACCATTGTCAGCCTTCCACTTGGCGAGTGCATCTTGGAATCCAGTCTTCTTAGGAGCAGTCTTCCACAAGTTCTGATTGCGAGTCCACTCTACCATTCTGTTGGCGTAATCAAAGATATTCTCGCCTTCCTTCATGATAGGTTTCTCCATAGGAACAGCACCCTTTTCTAAATGGTTCTTCTCCATCCACTCTTCCATCTGCTTGTCGTAAGGTGTGGAGCCACGGAGAGAGAATCGGATATTGTCGCTACTATTGATTGCATCCATAGTAACCTTCTGTCTATCCTCAGCATTTCCACGCTCATAGCTGCTTACGTCAATACCTGCCTTCTTCAAGGCATCTACCACATCGCTTGGAGTATCGCTTGGAACGATAGCCTTCTCAAACTCATCAAGTCCGTAAGGTCTCATAAACTTGGTTTCAAAGTAGAACACCTTATAGTCTTTCTTGATTGTATCAAGCAACTTATTGTATCTATCCATCCACTCATCAGATACCTCAACATTATAAGCCTTCTTCAAAAACTCCTTTTCATTTCCCTTGTGGTCAGTAAGTTCAACCATACGAGAAACACCGCTATCATCAAACGCATATCTGTTATTGGAACCAACACGGATTTCATCAGACAATTTCAAGAACTCCTTGGTAATCTTGTCTTTTATCTGGTTATGTCTCTCATCGCCAAAAGGAATCAACTTATCCTTGGCATTCTTCATGGCAGCAAGCGTATTAACCTCAGTAGAGTTCTTTGCTATGAACACACCCAGTTCCGAACCGAAGGCAGTGTAGCCGCCTGCCACGCCCTGTTTCTTCATGAGCTTCACAGCATTGTCTATAGTATTAGGGATATACTTAGGCTTACCGCTAGGTGTAGTGCCATTGTAAAGCATTTCCTCAACACCATATTCCTCTGTCTTCTTATCCAGCCAAGATGGGAAATCAGCAGAGAGTTTCTTATCATTCTCAACCTTTTCCTTGGCAATACTCATTGTGTCGTGAACATCTACCTTTCCGTTCTTTCTGTTATTGCGAACCACATCTTTCACGAAATCAGCAGCGATATAGAAGTTCTCCACACCTTCCAGTTCTGCAAGACGTTTCTTCTTCAAAGCAACAAGCAAATGATTACCCTGCTTTTCTGCACTTGCGATACGAGCCTTCAATTTCTCACGCTGAGCTTCTACGTCATTATCCTTGCCAGTAGCATTATTCATCAGTCGAATCAGTTCTGCTACCTCTTCATCAGTATAATCAGTTTTGTTGCCATTATCTGAGATACGCATCACCTCGTTGGTAATGTCGTTGTCATACTTTCCAGTCTGATAGATAGTTTCAGGGTTCATGCCCTTATCAAACAAGTAGTGCCAGTACAATCCGTCACGAACATCGCCACTTGACAAATATCCCTTCCAGCTTTCTCTTATGTTGGAATAGATACCATTATCCACATCACCAAGTTTCTCGTTCATGTCGGTATTGAAAACCTTCTCGCCCTGCTTATTCATGATTCTCTCCACCTGAGGATAGGTAGGAGTCCAAGCATCAGCTGTGAAGGTTCCTGCATTCTTGCCAGTTCTCTTCGCCAGCTTCTCAGCCTTAGGAATCAGGGTAATCTCTCCATAGTCAGAGTAGATTCCGTTCTTGGAGTCAACAACACCCATAGAAGGAGCGGCAAAACCACCCTGCTTGATAGCCTTTCTTAGCTTATCAATGCTGATGTTGTGCATACCAAACATAGTTTTTTCTTCCTTCAAAGAGAAACGCACATCATTATTCTTTTCATTGAATCTCTGAGACAAAGGAATCACATTACCATTATCATCATAGGTAACGGCATCAAGCAACTTTTTGTTGTTCTTGCTGTTCTTATAGGCGAAGTCTGTATCATTGATATAATCTTCCTCACGACCATAGCCCCATTCTGCAATATCGTTGCCATCAAACCACACATCATCAACAGGAACTTTTTGTTCGATGATGTTGTAATCGTCACCCCATCCATGCAATTTTGCATTATCAACAGCATAAGCACGACTTGGAGTAACCCAGTCACCATTTCGGAAAGAACCTTCCTTCACATCAGAAGGAACACTACGATACATTGTAATAGTCTTAGCTTTCTTCTGAATAGCATTACGAACGTTATCAATAGCCTCCTTACGCATAGGGTCAGCTGCACGATAAGATGCGGCATTAGTCAACTCCTCCAAGTTGCCGCCATCAATATCATCATTGATATAATCACCAAGAGTTGATTCGCCTTCAAACTCGCCATTATCCCAAGCCTCCTTGCGTTCGTCCTTTGTCAAGAAGTAACCATTACCCCAAGGTGCAGCACCATTGAAGGCAGATGTACCTTGATAGCTGGAATCTGTGGAATAGCCAGCAGCATCGGCAGCTTCATTCACCATCTTCTGAGCCTTTTCCATATTGCCATCTTCCACCGCTTTCAGGTATTCTTCATCTTTCAATGAGAATTTTGTGCCATCACTATCAACTTTTTCGCCATTTTCCTTGGCAGTTTCAAAAGAATTGATTATATTTGCAGCAGATTTAAGCTCTTCATCTGTTATTGTGGTTCCAGAATGGTTCTGGAGTGCCTCGATAAAGTGAAGGGCTTTTTCTTTGTCTATATTTGTGGCTTTACCTTGATTAAACCAATTGATGACACCTCTTGCATCCTTCGGGAACAATGTAACTATCTTATTCACTTTCAAGATAACACCACCTCTTCTATTTTGATTCTCTGTCTGTATAGCTACAATAAAGTTTCTATCCTCTTTCTTTAACTCAGTTAATATAACCTGACCATCATTACGACCATTTGTATTATCAAACACAGAAATTGGGTTTGCAATAGCCATAGGAAGGTCTTTAACATCAGTTGCATCAAAAGGATGCTCATGCACATATCCTTGCTTTGATTTACGCATAAGTTTATCAAAGTCCAACTCTATTTCTGCATCAACAATTCCACCAGCCTTCAAGAAGGAACTAGAGCGACCCAAGCGAAGGATCTTATCCTTTTGGTCAGGATTCTTCACTAACTCATCTAACCTCTGATTGAAAGCATCGTTTACCTTCTTCAACGAGAACTTGGTATGCTCGGTAATTCTCATATCCTCAGGCTTGAAGATAACATAGTTGGTATCGCCTTCCTTTGCACCACCAAAGATACGACCAGCCTTATACTTGATGCCAGTGTAGCCAAGAGAAGATAGAAGTTGGCTTGCAGCCTTATCATCATTGAAGGTTGCATCATCCTTAACACTTCTCATCGAAATAGTCTTATAGAAGTTGTCAAAGGTTCTATCCTTCTTCAAGTCCACAATATCGTAGCTACGCAAAGAAGGTAGTACCTTAGCTACCTTATCTATCAGTTCATCAGTTATAGGAGCATCCCAATCCAGATAGTTACTGCCATTATCCTCAGGAATATCTACATCATAAAGATAAGCAATATTATCAGGAACAGCTATTTCCTCATTCTTCTTTTCGAGAACTTTGCTTAACTCTTTTATATTCTCATCATCAGGGAACAATTCAAGAGCATCAGGAAGGTCTTTTCTCATAGCATCCAATCCCTTATCTACATCTTTATATTTATAGATATATTGCTTTACCATATCTTTATTATCGGCAGACAAATCTGTCACAAATTCAAAACCGCCATTATCTTTTCTTATCTTGGCACGTCTTGTGTAGTCCTCACCAATCTCCTCAGAACTGGTAACATATCCACCCCAACCGAATGCTTGCGAGCCTTCACCCTCGCCCATGTGGTCGAAGTCAAACTCTGTGAAGTCAGCACCGCTACCATGATACACCTTCAACGAGAACTTAGGAGCAGCAGCTATCTCCTGATTGATGCTGTTCACAACATCATCAGTAACAATATCGCCCTCCTGAATCTGCTGAGGCTCACGACCAGCGTTCTTCACAAGTTCCGCTTGCTCTGCTCTGGTCAAGATACGGTTCACCTTCATCGCACCAGTAATCACCCAAGGATCAGTCTCAGGGTTCGGGTTGGTACGATACATATAATAGCCATCAGTAGGCAGATGTTTCAAGCCAGCCAATGAATGCTGGTACTTGCCCGATGGATTGATACCCTCTTGGCGAGCTTCCTCCTGATAATCAACATCAGCAGCATACTCCACCTCAGCGAAAACGAAGTTCTTAGGGAAGAGAGTCTTGTTTCCCTCAGCATCCTTGCGGTTGAACTGAATAGCGTAAGGCACTACCCCAAGATGCCAGCCTGGTCTATATGCTAGCTTACCGCTACCGCCTTGTGTTCCCTTGCCGCCCTGCTTAACCTGAGGTCTGCCAGTCTTGCTTTCTCCTGCAATAGGAGCCGCATCAGCATCGAGCCACACACCAACTGGAGTAGCAGCACCATTAGGGTTCGCTACCATTGGCGGATAGAGTTTGCCATCCTTCAATACGAACACCTTGTAGCCAACACCCTTCTTCTTAGGCTCAGGCTTTTGACGGAGAGAGTAGGAGACATCTTCGCCAGTCTCAGAGTTTGTCACCTGACCATTGGCAGTATCAACGTATGCCTTTTCAACAATACGCTCCAAGGCATCTACTGATTTATATGGGTCTCCATATAACAGACCCTTTATCTTCTGAATAGCATGAAGAATCGTAGCCAACACAGGATGATTGAGACGAAGCACAAATCTTTGAGCCAAGTCATGGTCGTTAATGAACTTGCCTATGTTATCAGCAATAACCTCTTCAACGAAATCATCAATATTGTTATATCCCGAAGCATTATGATAGATTCGATAAATCTTTGCCAAGTCTTCCTCAAACTCCTTCTTTGTTGTTACTGCCATGGCAACCTTAACGAGTTCTTTGTAAGCCTCAGGATTCTTCTGCTTAATAGCATGAGTCATTTCGTGACCAAAGACAAACTGGGTAGCCTTATTTGCGTCCAGAGCAAGATACATTGTTCCGTTCTCTACCCAACCATTTAACCTTGCACCCATATAGAGGAACTGCACCTTCAATCCCATCTTCTTACACAATTCCTTAATAGCCTTGTGTACGTGCTTAGGCATATCAATATCAAGAATATCCTTATCATCCACAGAGTTCTCTGCTACAAGTCGTTTTCTGTCTTCCTTATCGTTAATATCATACGTCTCTCCACTCTTTTCTCCCTTAATTTCAAACGGAACCTTATCTTTGCTAAGTTGCAAGCCAAGCGGATTCTCGTCCGTTGCATCCTCAGGAACTTCAATAGCCTTGCTACCCTCTCTCAGCTTGTCAGGGAAGTTATTCTGCTCAGGAGCATTTGTCTGCTCATTCTCTTCATCATTAATCTCATCAGAGTTATCTTCCCCAGTCTTCTCCTCAGATTCAGGAGCCGTTTCAGTCTGTTCCTCTGCCGGAGCCTTCTGCTCCTCAGCGAATGCAGCGTTGTCAGCCGCCTTCTTCTGCTCTTCAAGGAAGTTCTCAGCCTGAGCGATACGAAGATTCTCAATATAGTTTCTAGCTTCCGAAGCCTTGAAACCGCTATTAAGCACACCAATAAGGGCATTGCGAATATCCTGAGTATCGAGAGATTCAAGGTTGGATGGACGATTCTCCCACAGACTATGTACGAGATCATCAATGGTAGTTCCCTTGCCATCAGCAGCGAGGAGCTGAGTCTTGGCAAAGTCTTCCCTGCTCAATCCAGTTTCCTGCTTTACACCCTTGCTTGTCTCTGTTCCCTCATAGTTGAGAGAGTGAGCACCGAGATTGCTAGCCACATATTCCTCAGCAGTAAGCGGAATCGTATCAGTCACATCAATGCCAGTGCCATCATACAGACGATGAAGGAGAGAGCCGACAACATCTTTGTAAAGTTGAGATACCGCCTCTGCATCATCCTTCACCGCACTCTTCAAGCGAGAGAACTTTCTTCTTGCCTTCTCAATGAGATTCTTTCTACCCTCAGCAGTATCTTCTACCTTGGCAAGTTGTCTGCTGTTATAGGCATCACGGATAGCAATAGCAGAGTCATAGGCAGCCTGAGCATCAGCAATAGCCTTCTCCTTGGCTTCCTTTGCCGCCTTCTGTTCCACGAAGTTCTTACCCTTCACGGTCATATTGTTCGCCTTGTCGAGTGCCTTCTTGGCATCAGATACCCATCCACTAATTACGCTATCAGCATCCTCACCAAACTGGGAGTCATACAACTCAGCGGTCTGATCAGCAGTCAGCTTCGAGAAATCAGGATTGCCATCCTCCAGCATAGGCACGATGGTTCCATCTTCGAGAGTCATAGCAGGAGTCTGTTCTGTCTGTTCAGCAGGAGCAGTAGTATTTTCTCCACCCTGCACAGCACCATCAACAGAGTATGTTCCATCACCATTGATTGTCACATTATCAGGAACTGGTGGGAGTTCATCATTCACCTCTATTCCACCTCTATCGCCCTCTATCGTACCACTATTATCCTCTATCATTGAGGATTCAGGCATAGCAGATGATTCAGCAGAGAGTATCATACTACGATACTTCTTGTAATCATCAACAGATACTTCACCCCTTGTCTTTATCTTAACCAAGCCAGTAGGGAAGCTCTGTTTCTTCAACTCTCCATTTGCATCAATGTAAGCAAACTTGGTTCTCATCTTGTTTCCTTGGATATAAAACACATCTTTAACATCAGGGAACAGATTATTTCCATCCTTATCAGAAACATCTACCATCTGAACCTTACCATCCTCTCTGATTATATCAGAGTAGTCTAGGTTATCTTCGATAGGTGCTGACTGAGTGTTGTTTTCCTGAGCAGGATTCTCTGCTTGTGTAGTCTGTGCTTGCATCTGCTGCTCAGCACGCTCCTTCTCCATCTGTTCTCGCTGAGCCTTTGCTGCCTGCAATCTCTGCTGATCAGAAGCATCCTTCATTTTCTGCAACTCTTCAAACGAGACTGGAACATTTACATTCTCACCCTTGACAAGTTGTGTAGGGATATTTCCATCTATGGTAATCATAGCCGTACCATCGCCATTGTCAGCAAGAACCTCATAGGTATGTTCTGTACCGTCAGCATCAATAGTCTTGAACTGAGTACCGACTTCCACGACACCATCAATTATTCCGGTGATTTCCTTAATGGCATTCTCCTTTGCATCAGCAACAGCCTGATTTCTTACCTCATCAGCATTCTCCTCGCTTCCGAGTTCTGCAAATCTAGTAGCATCTGCATGTTCTACAGTATTGGTAGTAGGATCATAGAAGAGAATCATATCATCGCTATTACCAACATCAATAGAGCCATCATCATGGGTAGCTATGTTACCATTGATAATGTACACACCATAGTCTTCTAAACCGCCAGTAGCCTTGATAGTAGCGTTACGTATTGTGTTACGTGACTTGTCGGTGTACATATCAACCGCTTGGGCAGCTTTCTGAGCAGCCAAGTCAACCTGATCTTGGGCATTATCAGCAACACCCTGATAACGGATAGTCGATAACTGATAATCATAGATAGCTTTATACAAATTATCATCACGACCTGACAGGTTATCAAGTTCCTCATCACTCATCGTAGATAACTGCTGCTCTGTGATACCAAGAAGCTGGGCAAGAGTCTTCTGCTTGTCTGCCTGATCCAACTGAATCTCATGGGTATCATAGCCGTAGGCATCACGACCCTGCTGGTATGCCTGATTCTTCTCCATGTTCTTCACGGAGACACCTTTACCCTTATCTTCAACTGCCTTCTTTGCAGCAAGCATATTGCCGATGTCGTAACCACGCATGATAAGCAAGTTCTGAATGTACTCACGCACTGGCTGTCTGTTCTTACCAAGAGCAACATCACGATTGATTTTGTTTACCATTTCAGGCATATCCTCGTTTGTTGTAGCATCAATCTGATTACGGAGTTCTTCCCACTTCTCTTTACCGAGCAACTGAGACAAGTTTACATCAGCTTTGTCTAACTTATGCTTATAGGAATAATACTGCTTGGCATTATAAGCATGGAAAGGAGCGACAGCACCCTTCATCAATCCGATAGATAAGAGCATGCCGCCCCATATCTGAGACTGCTGCTTTTCATCCCACAAGTCTGAGATTTTATTGTCACCAGTAAAGACCGTATTGGCGATGATACCCAACTCCTCCTCCAGAGACTCACCAACAATACTATTGAGTTCTACATTGCCAAGAGTTCTGTCAGCACCAGCCTTCAAATATCTTGCGTGCTTTGACACCTTATTATTAAGCAAGAAGTCAATCACCTTGGAAACATTCTCCATGTTGTACTTGTTGATAATTTTCTTGCCACCTTTGGTAACGAAGTTCTTCAAGGCAGTACCTACAGCATCAATTCCACCGCCAGATAATTCTGTAGCGAACTCAATGGTCTGAGCCGCTTCACCCTTTACAAGGGAAGTAAGGAAGTCTTCACCGCCTTCATGCACAAGTTTGCCATCACTATCAAAAGTGCCGAACTTGTAGTTTCCCTGCTCATCCTGATATACCTGACCAGTATAACGGTTAATCACATCGTTAGCAACATTTCCAAGACCAACCGTATTGGCTTGGGCAGCACCTACGATTCCATACTGGATAGCCTTACCGAAAGCCTTGGTAGTAAGACCTGTTACCTTACCGATATAATTTGCGATATGAGCACCAGCCATTCCAGTAGCTTTCTCCATAGTACCCAATGCTACCTTGGAAGCTGCACCCTGCACTACCTTACCTATAGAAGTGCTCATACCCTTGGAAAATCCAGCACTACCAATCTGCACCATAAAAGGAGCCATATTGGTCGTGATAACACCACCAGTGTACATCCATCCCTGATTGTCACCATACTGACTCTGTGCATCACTATTCTTTACCGCTTGCTGCATCAGCATATCACCAGCTTCCGTATGAACTCCATTATCCAAATCCTGCTTGGTCGCAAGCAAGGAGCCAGCATTGATAAGGTCTGACGCACCGCCAGTCAGGAATCCAGTATCTTTGGCAGCATCATACATTCCTCTAAAAAAAGAATGATTGTCAAAGATTGCTCCATTTCTCGAATCCTGCTCCAACTGCAAGAGTTCTCTTCTCTTACGATTGTAGTCACCAGCAGCAAGAATTTGTCGGGCTTCTGTATTCTCCAAGATACCATTGTTGGTAGTAACACTATGAGGAGTACCAGCAATACCACCACCCCTAGTAATATTGCCCCATACGCTACCGACCTCATCAGTAGAACCAATGAAGGACTTGAACATATAGCTAATCTTGGCTGCATCCTTGTCGGCATCTGCCATCTGGTCATGCAGTTCATTCTCCCAGTTCTTTGTTGTCTCCTGAGCATACTCCCTATCAAGGTCTTCTACGGTCTTGGCAGGAGTAATAGCAAAATTCTCTCCAGTTGGCTTACCTTTCCGATTCACAACATTAGCGACAACCGGCTTACGGACATTGTTGGTTGCTCTTACAGCCTGACCTATCGCTCTATGAGTAAGTTCAGATGCTCTGCTCTTGTTTGGGTCAACAGAGTTGAACATCTTTTGACGATACCTATTTACGGTAGGAGTATTCGGATTCTCCCCGATTTTCAAAGCCCTAGATGTTGTACTATTCACTGGTACGAAAAGATTCTTATAGAAGTCTTCATAAGTATCAGGAACATCATAGTTACTATCCTTCAAGGATTGATACAATCCTCTTCTACTCTTTGCTCCTGCATTGCCAGGCTGAGTTAACGTCTTCTGAAAGCTAACATAGCTATCAGGAACATCATACTTATTTTCTCTCAATCCCTTATAAAGGGAGTATAATGGTTTGTATTTTGGCATGTTATCTATTATTTTATCCAATTAACACCAGTTTTCTTTTTACCTCCAATAGATGTAGAACCGCCACCATGGGATGATCCGCCACCTTTAGATGAAGTCTTTGCTTTATTCTTGCGGTATGCTGTCACAACTCTCTTTGGAGTACCCTTTTGACCAGCCTTGCCGACCGATTCGTAAGCACCAGCTAAGCCATCTGGGTCTCTGTCACTAATATCCAATAAAGCAGCATCATAATCTTCTTTATTTGGTGTACTTCTTCCTGCTCTCCTTGCTCTCAGTGTTGCAGCAGCATCCACTGCTTGCCAATGTTTCAACTGACCATCAGCCAACTTTGTCTTCAACACCTTCATGAAGTTCTTGTAGTCAGCATCGGAATTAATCTTTATCTCACTTAGGTCAAGTCTTCTGTTTCCTTGGTCAATTCTCTGCTGCCCTTGGTCAGCCTTCACCTTGTTGATGTCGTTCAGCATATCGTGATACCTCATCTGCTCGGCAAGAGTCAGGTTATTCTTTCTCGCTTCCTCATCCAGAGCCAATGCCCTCTGGTAGCCAGCCTGCCAAGCCGTCCGATTCTTCTCACGCTGTGCATCCATATAAGCCTTTCGCTTGTTGATGGCAGCAGTCATATCCGACTCAGGATTGTGTACCACCTTGGCTCCCTTGCTGGCGAAGTAGATGTTGGCGAGTGCCCGAAGACCATCCCCAAAGGCAGCGATACGAGCCTTCCGCTTCTCGTTCTTCTCTCTCTGTGCTCTCTGCTCAGGAGATTCACTATCAGCAGGATTCAGCATCTTATACATTTCTGCATAGGTCAACTGCTTCTTTTCCGGCTCCTGCTTGGGTTCCGGCTTCGGCTCTTCCTTCTTCACGATAGGGATAGAGCCGTTCAGCATACCCTCGGCAGTCTGCTGGTTCATTCTCACCGCTTGCTCATGGGCATTCTTGGGAGGAGTAAGCTGTTCCTCCTTGCCATGGAGCATAGCTTGTGCGGTGTTCATATTGATCTGTTCAGGAGAAGCCTTCTGAGCTGCATCTACACCACTCTGCTGCTTGTTGAGTACACTCTGTGTAGTCTTCAAGCCATTGTTCGTTCGTAAATAATCTGCCAATCCCATAAGCTATACGTTTACCTTTTGAAGTTTAGCACCCAGACTATTCAGCTCACCCTCAGAAGGGAGACCGGTAGTCTTAGCCTTCAAGCCGAGAACATCATCAGGATTCTTGGCGATACCACTTAACTGCTCTTGAGTCACATTCATATTCGGAGCCTTCTTTACACCACCCAATCCACCATCAATGGTGGCAGCGATATTGGCAGCAGTTCCGGCAACACCAGCAGCCACGCTAGCAGTACCAGCAGCCTTCTCAGCTTCCAGCCCCATCCTCTTGTTCTGAATAGCATCCTTTCTCGCCTGATACTGACCTTCGATGGCATCCTTGCGAGACTCATTTGCAGCCACAATCTGAGAGGTCGTGTCAGCAAGAGTCTTGTTATTCGCTTCCTTCACTGCTGTGGTGGAGTCTTCCGTACCGCCCATCACCGCTTGTCTGCCCTTAGCAGCCTTGTTTCTGTTCTTGATCTGCTCCTGCATCTGAGTGAGCAATCTTACGGTATCGGCACGTTTGGTAGGGTCTTCATTGTACTTTCTATCATACCATGCCTGATTTTCCTGTTCCTGCTGTGCAAGCATACGCTCCTGCTTTCGTCTTGCTTTTCGGGCTGATATGCCACCAAAGATACTACTTGCAACACCGAGTCCTGCACCGATTAATGATCCTAACATAAAAATTTATTTTAAACGTTTAAACTGCAGCAAAGATAACTATACCTTATTATATAAGCATCTTATCCATTAACTTAGCGGCAAAAAGTTAATAGATAAGATTTCTATGTGCAGGATTGTGCGTACCTTTGCATCATATTAAGTGAAGGATATGGCTACAGACAGAAATTCTAAAGGTCAGTTCGAGAAAGGTCGGGCGAAATCAGGCGGAAAGCAGAAAGGTTACGAGTCTCCTATCAAGAAGGAGTTTCGTGAGCTGTGTGCCGACTTCACTAGAGATGCTTGGGATGATTTCATGGCTGCATGGTACAAATGCGAGCCGAAGGATAAGGTCAGCACCTTCATCAAGATGCTGGAGTTTAATTGTCCGAAGCTGCAGACCGTCACTCTCGAAGATAAGCGTGAGATTGCAAATGCGCTTACAGAGAAGTTGAAGCAGATGTCTGAGGAGGAAGGTTAATGGGTTCTAAAAAATATTTTGTTCATTGATTTTAGTGATTAGAAATTAAAGTTCATAGGTTAAAGGTTTTTATTTAAGGTTAATAGATTGTTGATAACGGAAGAGGGAATGCGTGAGCACTCCCTCTTATTCTTTCCGTATGTTCCGGCAATCACTATCAGCGACCGCCCCTAGCTCTTCTATCTCCAGCCATATCCGTCTTGGAACCACGATTCACCGATGATGGTTTATACCTGATTCCTGACTTGGTATGTGAAGCATCCATACCCCTTCGGGATGCTGATCCATACTTTTTATCGTGTGCAGCGTTGTGACGAGCCAATTCCCTACGCTTAGCCTTCTGAGCAGGAGAAGACTCAAAGCGTGTATCGTATTTCTTTTTCCGCTCCCTAGCTGCAGGATGAGTCTGATAATATCTAGCTGATTCTGATACCATAGTTACTCCTTATCTTTATCTTCCGTCAACGCATCATCAAGATACTTATTAAGAGCCTTGACACACTTATCAGGAATCTTATTTGCATCCTTGTTTTCTTTGAGATAGTCAATAGTGCCGCCTACCCCATAGATGATAAGGAGATTCTTTGCAGAAGGAATAAATATACACCCAAATATCGCAAACACAATAGCGAAAAGAGAACCCTTCAATACTTTTTTAATAAAAGGAGATGGCTCTTCAAAATCATCAATGCACATAAATGTCCATATACCTAAACCAGCAAAAACAAAAAAGCAAAGAACAACAGTAACCCCACATAATTCATTCAAGTTACCCAAAACACCTAACCAATATAATTCACTCATAATCTTAAATTTTAATTAATATAT